TTTAACGGAATATCCTTTCCATCTTCATTTCCTCGATACTCCTTCATCCACGCTATGTTACAAAAAAGTATTCTCATCATATCAACCTTCTTTTCCCTTTGAAAATGGACTCAAGTCGATAAACAATTTCTTCAATCCACTTGTTTCCTTGAACTCCTTGAATAAATACTCCAGAAGTTCTTCCTGCCTTGCCTGCCCTAATGTAAGCCGGTAAAGAGACAGAATCTTTATCAGCCTTTCATAATTAACCTCATCCTTACTCATAGGATACATTGGCACAAGCCTTTCTATTTTTACACTCTGATTTTTTCCGAAACACCAGAATGGTACAAGCTCTGACTGGTCATTCTGCTTTTCCGCTTTAGCAGCTTCAAACATTTCTGTCCATATGTCTCGCTTAAATGTGATACCATCTGCCTTACCATATTTATCAGCAACATTCTGTCTTATTGCCAGACACTTAAATCTATTGATTCTGCCTTCCCTTTGTTCCAAATCTATGGGATTACTTGGAAGATTCCAGTGCATAATCACACGACAATAATTATGAAAATCCAATCCTTCCTGTCCGATTGATGTTGTGGCGAGCACAAATGGACGCATTGGTGAGTTAAAGGCATTTCTGATATTTTCTTTACGCATGACTACCTTGGAATTATCTCCTGCATCCTTTGTAAATCCAACTGCATAACTCGACCTTATTCGACATCCATCACTCTTCCTGTCAGCTCCGTTAATACGTTTTTTGAAATCAGGATAAGTATCAGCGATATAGGTGGCTGTATGTATCTTCAATGAATCCATCATCATGTCATGCACAATCTGATACTGATTTCCATCCGACTGAAAACCTGCTGTTTCTTTCAGCATATGGATATATTCATCAATCATTGCCTGAAAACAGCCATCTTTACAGTATTTAAGTACATTCTGCCAATGGGAATTATCATCCCTGCATCTGCCATAAGCAAGATCAATGATAGCTGTTGACTCCGGCAAATTGAAATTATTGACAAATACCTTTGCAAGCGATGTTGCTCTGGCTGTGCTTCTTCCATTAGAACGATAAATGCATATTGCTGGCGAACCCAGTACCATATTTACCAATGTTTCCAGAAGATCCTCCGGCTTTCTTCCAAGATGAATCTCCTCCGGGGCATCCAAATAACTTCTTAGCTTATCAATATGAGCAATAAAGCCCTTATTTCTCTTATCCTTTGAACTGCTTCTGACCTCAGATGTTGTATCCTCTTCGTCTGTATTCATTTCCCACACAATATCCTCTATCCAATGCTTTGCATAGATGACTCCATCCATGAGCATCGGTGCAAGATAATACCACCTGGCATCTTCCTTATTGTTACCCGAATCACCATACTTTTCTTCGATTATCGCAAGCTTCTCTTTCAGTTTCAGCCGTACAGATTTCTCTATTACTTCTAATGATTCATGATTATTCAATGACTCAATCGGTAAATACATATCAGAAAGTGTCTTTGAAGGATAAAGCAGTGCAAACAGGCTCATGCCTCTTACTTCTCCATTTGAAACATTAAACCTGAGCCTTGCCACCGGGTATCGTCTCGAACCATCCGCAAAATACCCCGTATTCTTCTTATCCTGATTCTTTATCTGATGTACCAGTTTTCCAACTGTAAGTCTTTCCGCCTCATAGGAAACAAGCGCACCTATCATTCGTGGAACCATCTCCCATGCAGAAAATACAAGTATTTTTGAAAAGCCTTTGCTGTTTTTATATGCTCCCTGCATCTCATAATATGGCAGTGATGGAGGAATCCACAGATATTTTTCTGCACCGCCGGTAAATGCTTTTTCTTTCAGTGCCTCAAGCCTTGCATTGGTTTTCGGCAGTTCATCATATTTATTGATTTTATTGCGATTCAGCCACAAGAGACATTGTTCTCTTTCACTTCCAAATTCATCTGGATGTTTTATATAATATTTTTCAATCTGCTCTTTAATCTTATATTTCTTCATAAAGGACATAAGATACGGACAGCTCTTTGCATAATCTACCGGTAAAGAATGATTTGAATCCGTTTTTGACAACAATCGTGACATCTGTATATAGGAGTTTATGTCATTTTCATCTATCTGCAAATGATGCTTCACGCTGCTGTCATCCGTATAATCACCGGAATCCATGACAGATATACGCTCTGTCCTGCTGACTCCCTGATACATGGCATTTTCTGCCAGCTCCTTCATACGGATAATTGCACTGTCCCCTGCCTTCAACTCACTTAGAGCATGGGAATAATTCTTCCACACTTCCTTAAATTTAATGTCTTTGACTTCATCATCAAAAAGAAAGTTCATAACCTGAAAAAACTCTGCATAATGCTCATCAAGCTGATTTTCATCTATCTCTTCAAGGGTAGAATACAATTTATATGGTGTAGCCGACAACAGAAGTACCCTTGTATCATGTCCACTAAGGAAACTGTGTGCAAGAATACCAAGCTCACTGTCATCGGATGACAAAAGAAACTTAAATCTCTGAAACTCATCCATGATTACCAGATCCGGCTCAAGCATAGATACACTGATTCTCGCAAACATCACACGAAGCTTATTCATCACATAGTAATTGGAATATGTAAGCTGTTTATTGTATCTTCTTTCATGCAAATGATTAAGCAGCATGTCCCTTATACTTTCATACTCCTGATAATTAAGGATTTTTTCTATCACATTTTGTGGATAGACACCCTTCGTCATCTTTTCGCATTCTGCCACACGATTTTCAAAGTTCCATTTTGCCCATCCATCCCATGCTTTTACAGCATCCATTATCATAAATTTTTCAAGAGAAGTTACATGTCCTTTAAAGTCCGGCATTCTCCTTAAAATGGCATACATAAGTGCTCTTTCCTGCACACTTCCACCTCCGGTGGTCATGCGGAAAGATGTTTCCGGTGTAAGTGGGATAAGCTGTATAAAACCTTCCTTTATCTGCGGATCATTTTCCTGCTCAGTAATCTTTAAATGCTGCATAGACAGTCTGGTATCTGATACTGAGCCGATGGCATTCTTTCCTGTTACATCAAGTTTTCTGATATTCTGATTTGCTATGTTCTGATTAGAGCAGATATAAATTACCTTAAACAGATCATCTTTCTCTTCGATTCTAAGTCTTGCTGTCTTTACAATTGCTCCTCTGGCAATAAGAGTTTTTCCCATACCCACTTCATCTGCTACAAGCACACGATTCTGATTATGCCGGAACAGATAATCCACTCTCTCCACAGTCGCTCTTTGAAAATCCTTCAGACCGGAAAGGGTACGCTTTTCAATTTCATCTATATTAAATTGTAACATGACATCACCTCGTTATCTTCTGATTTTCAAAGTATTACAAAAAGTCTCATACAGTTCACGGAATTCATCCGGTATAATATCCTTATCTGTAACCATCTTAAGCACATATCCAATGTCTTTTATTCTTTCCGGCCCTTCTACAGATGTCTTTAACATCTTTTCATAGAGTGCCGGCATTGCATCACTCGAATTGGCAAAAAAGCCGGATTCTCCCATCTGCTTTCCTTCAAGCATAGATGCTACATAATCATCACCAAGTACAAACGCTATGTACTCAACAAATGATGCCCTATCTTTTACCACACTGTTTACTGCAGCACTTTCTCTGTCATCCGGGAAACCACTTGTAGGGATCATAATAATTCTGCGAATTGTATCATCACCTGATCTTGCAGTAATCTCATAGAACTCTGATAACTGCAAGATCTCAAGCTCTGAAAACTCTATATGTTCTGACAATGTCTGCTCCTGCTTTGAATTAAATGGTGATACTGTAACCTCACTATCAGATTCAATACCACTGAACTCAACCTCTATCTTGTACTTTCCAGCATTCTCATTATCTTCTGAAATTACAGCCTGCCTTTTCACTCGGCACAAGTCCTTAATTTTCTGCTCCAGCAGATTTCTATTGTCACTTTCTGTTTCCAAAACAGCATCCGCTACTGTAACCTGCTCAAATGGATTCTTTGCATCTCCTACCGGTCCACAGAATATATCCTCTAAGAATTTATCCCCATTCAGATACATATTCTTTGTACCAAGCCACAGCATCATTTCAACATTTTTATTAATTGCAGAATAGGAAGCATTCATGGAACCAAGATAAGCCTTGTTGCTGCAAGGTATCTTCTGTGACCCGATATGATTTCGTACACATCCGCCTTATCGTCCTTTCGTACCATAAGCGGCTGAATAATACCGTTCTCACGGATACTGTCTTCCAACGGCTTCATATCTTCCTCACGGCATTTATACGGATTCTTAAAATTGGGAACAATACTGCTCATAGGCATCTTTATGATTTCTGTTGTCTGAGGCTTTATTGCCTCTGATTCTTCTGTTTTCTCAAACAGGGTATTAATAAAATTTTCTTCTTTATTCATTTAATTCTCCTTTTCATTCTTGTGATAAAAATACAATCTTCAATTAGATTCTCTGTACACTCAACCGCATCAGCTGTCTGCTTCATCTCCTTGCCGATTGGTAAATCTGATAAGCCGTAGTTTCTGAAAATATTGTTTAAGGTGCTTGCAATTCCACGGAGCTTCAGAATAAACTCCATACATTCAGGCTTTCTGTCTTCCACCATTGAGTGCAAATCCAATGATTTCAGGAAGCCTTATGATTCATACCTTTACAGTCACCGTACACCCTCAGAAACGTGGAAGGAAAACCGTGTGATTACAGAAGTCTGTTGACCTCTTTCTGCACAGCAGTATAATCATATCCTGCGGCAGTCAACTTTTTCTTACGGTCTGTGCCGTTGCCCCACTTACCTGCGATAACTTCCTTCGCAATCTGAGTCACAGATTTCTTACTGTAAGTGCTGCCCTTTGCCAGTTCATTGACTTTCGCCTGAACCTGAGAGTAATTGTACCCGGCAGCTTCCAGTTTCTTCTTACGGTTATCACCGTTACCCCACTTACCTGCAAGAACTTCCTTCGCCACTTCATCTACAGATTTCTTTGTAGATGGAGTTACGGTAGAAGTACCACCAGAGAACTTCGGAGTAATGAAGCCACGGATGTATTTGCCATTGACAGCAATGTTTCTGTAGCCTACAGAGTCATTCTTATTACCCTCAATGACCTTGATTGTAGAACCGCTGACAGACACTACAATACCTACATGATCGCTCCATCCGGTACAATCACCTACACCGTTGTCATTCCAGTCGTACAGGATCACGTCACCTGTGGACGGAACATAGGCATCATTTTCAACCCAGATTCCTGCTTTCTTCGCAAGGTTAATCATGTTCTCACAGGAACACTCCACGCAAGGGAAGATGTTGGAAAGTCCGGTTGCAATGAAAGCGGCAGATGTAGATGTAGCACACCAAGCATCGTTGACAGTCATCTTGTATCTGGTGCAGAGTCCAGAGTCGTTGAACACTTTCAGGATTGCTTTATGTTCAGCACTTCCTTCTTTGATTCCTACATACTGTGCAAGCCAATTAACAGGCTTCTGTCTATCACTCATATTAGTTACCCCCTTATCATACTTCGTAAGATTGTACTGTTCAATAAGTTTCATGTTGTTTGTCACATAGGTAGAACTTGTGGCGTATCCGTCAGCCTTGATGGTTTCCAGATATTTCTTCGGATTAGTGATCCCTTTAAGGTTCTGATATCTGGCAAGCTGAATGAACTCAAAGTACCCCTTGATACCTTCCTCCATAGAATCATAGACACGGAAATTGTCTTTGATCGTAGTTAGCGTACCTACGGTGTACTCTTCCTGAGTAGTCATATTGACACTCTTGCCTGTCCACTTCGTACCACATTTGAGTCCGAAGTAGTTATGATATCGGGCGGCAAGTTTGGAATTGCCCCAACCAGATTCAAGAATTGCCTGTGCAATAATCGGACTATGTACTTTGATCCCGTATTGTGCTGCATACTTCTGTACGAACTTCGCTACCTGTTCAATAAATTCCTGATTCGTCATAATGTATCACTCCTTTGTGAAGAGGGGAGAATGGCTCTCCCCTGTGCTTACTGATCTGTGTTATCCACAGAGTCAGATTTCTTTTTAAGTACCTCAATCGCAGATGTAATTGCCGGGGGAATGTTAATCCCCATAAGACCTGCATTTTCCACAATAGAAATAGTCTCATTCGCAATAAAAGCAATCACCACTGCATCTCTGATAAAGTTCGTCCCGGTCACAAGATCAAGGCGTGTGGCTACCAGAACCATCAGAAGAGTAATGCACTTACGACACAGACCCTTCCATCCTGCTCTTGACTCCAAAGCACCGTTTTCCGTTTTACCGGAGTTATGGAACACACCTGCCACAAGCAGACCTGTCACATAATCAATAGCCATGAAAATTACCAGTGTTACCAGTGCGGCATCCCAACCGCCAAACAGAGAAGCAATCATGCTTCCAACCACTCCGATAGCTGTACAAATTCCATCCTTCATCATCTCTTTAGTTCTCCTGTTCATCATAGTCCTCCCCGGTAATCTCTTTGAAATTCTCCGGGCTGATCCATCCCTTTACTACTGCGTCCCTGACTCTCTTCTCCTTCCAGAGTCCGTTGTCATAGAAATTCTTCACCATCTCAAACTTACTCTTCTTCGCCATGATCCTGTACCTCCTGTTCGTCCTCTTCCTGCTCCATCTCGATATCTGCCATCATAGCCAGATATTCAATGTCACTGTTTGCCTTTGCGATCTGTGCCTGCATAGCAGCGTTCTTCTGACGCTCCTTCACAAGCTGTTCTCTTGCACTGATAAATCCAAACATTTGCTTTTCCTCCATAAATTCTTATAATATTGATCCATACAGATAATAAGGTTGTGGCAATTTCTCCTTGCCCTCCTACCCGGAGATTTCCTTTTCTTGCTACTCTCATTACCTACATGGGCTTTCCAACTTTCATAACACCTGTCAACCTCTTCCTTCGTCATGTACCCTTGCTTTGCCCGTTCTACCAACTTCCGCAGCTTTCGCCGTTCGTGTGATAGCTTCTCAGGCAGTAGTGTCATGACTACCTTTCCAGTCTTTGTCAACCGGAAGCGGAAACCCAGAAACTTGATACCCTGAGTCACCTTGAAAATCTGTGTTTTCTTCGGACTCAGTTTCAAACCTCTTGCGGTCATCCAAGCATCTATCTTTATCAAACACTCCTGTAAATAAGCCTTATCCTCATGGATGATAATAAAATCATCGTTGTACCGGACGTAGTGCTTAATATGAAGTTGCTCTTTTATAAAATGGTCGAAGTCATCTAAGACTGCTAACTGTATAAGCTGTGTCGTTTCTGAACCAAGACCCATGCCGACCTCTGGATTATCACCTTGATTGAAGCTATCAATGATCCGCTTTATTTCTCCGTTCACCCATTCATCCTTGACTCTCTTTGTTACCGCTGAGTAAGCCAGTTCATGAGAGGTGCTGCCAAAGAAATTCTTCAAGTCTGCTTTAAGTACCCACCCTTCCGTACCATATTTCCGGTAATATTTCTGTAAGTGGCAGATCAGCCTTTTCCTTGCGAACTCTGTTCCTCTCCCGTCCTGACAAGCACAGTTATCATAGATAAATGATTTTGTCATGGTATCGTAAAAGTAGTTATCACATAGACTTCTCTGAAATACCCTGTCCTTGATTCTTGTACTTACAATGTCTCTTTCTTTTGGCTCATACACTTTGAACTGTGTATAGGCATCTAACTTATATGTACCATTCTCCACGCTCTCCTTTAGCTTATGAACATTAACCAAACCATTCTTTACATACCCGGCTACACTGTCTTTCCACATGACGTTGTTCTTGCAATGCTGCATAGCCCGGTACAGATTATCAAAGTCACAGACTTCATCTCTCACTTCGGATTCCATCATGTATATTTCTCCCGTAAATCATTGGTTGCCGTTTATAGTGATACTGCCGTAAGGACGGCAATCACATCAGCACTCTGTTTTCGCCCTACTATATTCAGGTCAGGATGACGATTCCTTGTGTGAGTGCATTGATTTCAGCCTATGCCTACTTTATTACTAGCGTTTCTCACAATCCGGGGCAACCCCATTGCTGTTGTTCGCATTGTTGTTGTTCAGATTACCCGTATTGTTCACATTGCGAACGTTGTTACTGTTCCCGGCGTTCGGGGTAAACACATATCTTACAATCGTCAACCTTATATCATTTACTTGTATCTATTTTCATCAGACCTCTTCCAGTTCCGAAGAAGATTCTGGACATTGATTACAAGTCCTGTCCAGTAGTCCATCTTAGAACCTTCGATTCCGAAAGTACGGTAAGCAATATCCATCATGGTTAGCAAGGAATATGTCTGTGCCAAAGCCTGAACTTGATATCCTCTCCGTAATTCCCAGTCGGCTTTCCAATGTTCAGACTCAGGATTCACATACACTGAATTTGCCATATTGATAAGTCGGCTGATTTCTACCGCAGCATCCACGATCTTTGCGGTGATGCACCAACGGTATCTCTTCGGGAAGCAACTCTCATTACTGCAAATATGGATGGTATGTGTAGTCAACTCATTTGCCTTTGTGATTACTTCCAACTTTGAAGTACCTCTCTTTGACTTCGGTACTGACATTGTCCTCACTCCTTTCCCACCCCTAACGGGGTGGATTTCTGATCTTAGATTACGTTACAAGCCGGGGCAACCCCATGGCTGTCGTACGCATTGTAGTTGCGCAGACCACCCGCATGGTACACACCGCGAACGCAGTAACTGTTCCCGGCGTTCGGGGTACGCTCCCACTGCCACTGCGGACTACCGTTTTTATACTTCACACGGTTACTATCAGCACCCGTGTTCGGGGAAGTATAATCAGAATAGTCAGAGTAGTAAGGGTACGGCTCACCTTCCTTGACACTGCTCACTTCATCACCCATGAATAACTCACGTCTGGAAAGCAGGAAGAACTTGTCCTTTGTAGTATCAGAACCGCCACCATCAGTGACGTTATTACGGCAAGTGACCTTTGTAGTCTTACCGATAACTGCAAGGAAATCTGCATCCATTCCATTCATGAAACCTGCCTTATTAGAAACCCAAAAAGGAGGTCTGTCATAGTTTGTAGCAGGTGTCCAGACAGAACCCGCAGCCTTATCACTGTTCAACCATTCACGAACCGCAGACTCCTTATAATTGTTAGAACCGTAGCACATTCTCTGACCACTGTTCAGAGTTGTCAGTTCCGTACCGCCTGTACCTTCCGTTGGCTTTACAGTCTCAATAACTGTAGTGCTTGTCGGACTTGCATAAGTCTTAATATCGTATTTCAGCGGGTCTTGATCCCAAGCACCGTTCCATACAATCTGACCGCCCTTCGGAACTGCTTTCGTGAGAGTAAACTGGTAAGTCTTGCCATTACCCATACCGCCACTCCAACCGTTCTCAGGAGTTACATGATATGTACCTGCGGCAAGTTCCTCTTCTGCATAATACATAGCAGCCGGAGCATTGAACTGTACGAAATCAAATACTTCATGAAGCTGTAAAGTCATGCTGTGAGTGAACTGCTTGTCTGCCGGGGTATCAATGTCAAAACCGATGATATCCCACACCAGAGTTGTGCTACCTCTCTGGCAGGTCAACTGATCTCCCACCGCAAATACCTTGCTTGCCAGTCCCTTACGAACAAGTGCCTGCACATCACTCCAAGATGTAGGTTTCAAGCTACCACCCTGTCCGGTTGCAATCGCAGCAAGGAACTGGTTCATAGTGTCCATCTTCTCTGCGAACGTATCGTCAGAGAGAAAACCAAACTGATTGCTCATTGTCTTATCCTCCTTTATCCTGTAACAACTTCGTCATACTCAAATACGGGCTTACCGCCAATCACCTTGATTGCACCCTGATAGGTTTTCCCGGTATCATCGTTGACGATCATCATAGTAGCTGCCGCTTTCAATGCAGAATCGGTAGCAGTGTTGCAATCTGTGATTGCCTTTGAAGTGTCCTGCTGACGCTTTGTTTCTGCCTGAACTCTTGCAGTCTCAGCAGCTACCCTCTTAGACTCTACATCGACTCTACCGTTCTCAGCAGTGACACGTTTTGCTTCTTCATCCTTGATAGCCTGCACATCTGCGATAAGCTGAATCAAAATACCATAATCGTCATCATTCTCAATCTCAGAGTCATCCGGTGCTGCCGCTTCCTGAACTTCCAGATCAAAGAGCGTGGTACTCAGTACCGTCTTGTTTTCCGTGATGATGGAAATATCACACTTTACAGTACCGTCAAGCTGCAACATCCAGTATGTCAGCGGAACAGTTACCGTACCGTCTGCATTGACTGTACCCTCAAAGGTTTTTGCTACTTCATCCTCACGTCTTGCATTGATGACTGCGGTAGATGCAGATTCCACTTTGATACGCTCACCACTATCCAGAAGAGTCACCTTCAAGAAACGGGACTGCTTATCGTACTGCTTTGCTACAATCGCAGCAAAACGGTTAAGCTGAGACACATCCACCTCAATCTCTTTAACGATCATTGCCATTATCCTTCACCTCCATTAGTAAATAGCATCTATAGCAATCTTCACGGCATTAGGTGGCAAATACCGTGGAGATAAATTATTGAATCCATAATTCACATATGAACATTCTAATTTAACCGATAAACATATATCTCTCATATCATCGTAATACAATTTGACATCACTAACTCCCCATGTGGCTAAAGCATAAATACCATTTGAGGAAGGTGTACCGGGAGACGTAATTCCTATAATTCTTGCAGATAATTGCATACCTGTTGTACCGTATTTTATCCAATAATCATAAAACTCAGATGATAGCGTTAATTCAGCAGGTGCCACAAATTCAATATTTGCGGTACAGACCTTTGATCCACCTCCTACAAAACTACTTCCAGTTATATCAACCTCACAGTGTTCTACCCGGTAATGATAAGGGATTGAATTATTTTTGTCATAATGCTTAATGCCATCTTTATCCATCACCGATTTCAATTCACCCTTTTCATCCTTGACGTTAATTATGCCGTATGTATTATCCTTTCCACCAACAGTTACACTTCCTTGAATATCGGCATCCTTACATGAGAATTTTCCGTCTTCTGTCATTGAAGATTTATCACTTTCCCATGCAATTTTTTGTGCTTTCATTCGGATTGATTCGGCTTTCTGCTCAACGATAGAATTAACTTTTTCTCCTGTCACATAAGTCTTTGACACTTCCTGTGTTATAGAATCTGCTTTTTGAGTGATAGCTGAGTTCATCTGCTCTGTTGTAGGGTAACTTTTTAAAGTATCTCCTATATTTTCTTCAACCATGATATTTATAGTCTCTTTACAATCCGTAGAAAGTTTCTCAGCTGTTATACACCCTGCTTCCAATAAATCTGTTGTAATTTTATAAACAGACAGCATATTGAAAACTGCGTTACCTTCTTTAGTTACTCCATATTTCCATACAGGGTTTCCATCATTCCAACTCTTTGTCCAAGCAAAACCGTTTGCCTTGAAGGTGTAAATGATGTTACTGCTTTCAAGAGTCTCGCCGTCACAGAAGTAATAAATCTGTGTTCCGTCATCCTGCGGAATCGTTACGATGTTCAGACCCAAGCTGTTGCTCAAAAGTCTGTTCAATTCAAGCTGTGCCTGTTCTTTCGCAGTCATAGCCTTATCCAGATTTTTTCTCAGCTTTTCCAGAATGGTTGCTTGCTGTTTGGTAAGCCCACCACTCTGAGAGTATTTCTGCTTCTGGGTTGTCTCGCCCTTACCTGCAATACTGGTACTGAGATTCATCCCGAACGTCACATTCGTAATGATGGTGTCATGCACCTCACCTTTTGCATCCTCATAATGAATTATGTCCATAGGGTAGATGTATGGTGCAGATTTAATAGTTGCTGTGTATGGTCTATAGGAAAATCCCTTCAAAGAAACATACAGAGTATCAAGTACCACCTGCACATTATCCTGTAGCAGACCATTACTGGATAAATCCAAGCAATAATCATCCGTCCCGGCAATGTACTCTGTGTTTGCAGCATCCTTGAAGTAAATACCTGTAATGGCTACATCGTTCTCCTGCATATCACTGTTGTATCTTTCGGAAGGACTGATTGTAAGATCAGTCTGCTCATACCATTTCAATTCCAGATTGCCGTCATAGTTCATGAAAGCACACGTTCCGGTCAGTGCCGCACACCACTGTAGCAATGTTCGGTAGGTTAAATCCTGTCCTTCCGGGTACGCTGTAATCTGGTAATCTTTGTTCGGCAATCGGGTAATGTCTGTTGCTAAAGTCACACCACAAATGGTGCAAATCTTATTCAGCAGATCAGCTACCGTCATAGGGAATGACAGCTTGTCAGTCTCTACGGTCTTGTCAAAAAGAATCATCCTATCCAGTGCTGAAATTGTGATAGTGGACAATGCCCGTGGCGGTTCATCAATCGTGAAGTAACCACATGGAATCCAGTGAATCACTGCATTTTCCCATCGGTGTGCATCCCACTTCTTGATACCGATTTTCACAAATACCTCTGCACCTTCAAAGACGGTGTTATCATACTTGCCATCATCATTTTTCAATTTGAGTGTGAGTTCCGCAGCTACCGCAGAACCCACCTCAATTTTTGAGTTCGACACACTGTAGCGGTCTATACTCAAACTTCCCTGAACAATCTCATTCTCAGCAATCGAAAAGGACTCTTTCACACCGTTTACGGTAATATCAGCAACCTGTATGTAGTTTTTATTAAATAGGTTCTTAACCTCCTGTGATACCTTATACATTAGTGCTTACCTGACCTTTCTATTGCATTGAATGAAACGCTACTCCATATTCCCTTGCGGGAGTTGTAAAGCTGTGCGGGTTTATCACCTGTGTAAAATTCGCTTGTCCGATACTTGCCAAGTTTGGCATCCAGATAACAAATCTTCACATACTCAGGATCAAACGCCTGAATGATAGAGGCAGCATCCTCAATGGACACATTCTGCCATTCCATCTCTAACTTCACACACTGACCGATTCGTTTCTTATCCATGTTCGTATCTTCGGTTCGTCCTGCATCACTGGCTGAAATATCATTCAGTGAATATTTATAACCGGAAGGGCATTTAATAGCCTTACCGTCCACGGATCGTATTGGATTGTAGTCAGCCATAATACCCCTCCTTTACGTTGTTACCGGGATGATGGTTTTGCCATCCCTCTGATTCTTACGGTTCATAGCTTTTGTGATGGAACTTGTAGTAATTTCAGTAGTGAAATCTTTATCACCTATCCTGCGAACCTCTGTAATCAATTCCTTGATTAACTCATTCTGCCGGGCGGTAGCATCGTACATACCATCACGAACTCCATCTGCAATAGAATCCTGACTTCCACCCGTAAGCCCTGCTCTTACCTTGTAAGCCAGAGTGTCCATCCACTCTGTATGATTCTCCAAAGGAAGAACTGCTTCACGTCCTGCTTCACCGCCGCCCAACATGGTGTTTCCCATCATGCCGAACAACTGTGCCCCTTCCAAGATACCTCCGGTTTTATACCAAGATACGGAGAAGTGAGGGATAGATGGTGGGTTCAAACTAAAGTTACCGTAGATACTAAAGTGCGGAAGTTTGATAGACGGTAAACTCCAACTAAAATTGAAGAAAGACTTCATTCTATCAATACCGTCCTTGACGGCATTTTTCGCACTGGTAATCTTATCTGAAATCGTAGTCTTAATACTCTGGAAACTACTGCTTGCATTGCTTTTCAAGGTACTCCAAGAACTTCTCAGGTTGCTGTTCAGCGTACTCCATGTAGAACTTGTATTGCTCTTAATTTCATTCCACTTCGTAGAAATAGTAGATTTCAGAGATGACCAAGTAGAACTTGCCGTACTCTTCACACCAGACCATGTTGTACTCAGGTTTGACTTGATTCCAGACCATACAGTAGAAGTGTTCGTTTTCACGTTGCCCCATGCTGTATAAATAGTAGATTTCAAATTACCCAAAGCATCGGAAATCTTATCTTTAATTCCGGTGAGGAAATCTCCAATGAAAGAAAGAACATTTCCAATACCATCCTTGATACCCTTTAACAAGCCTTGAATGATATATCCACCCTGTTCAGCCATAACGGCTGAAGGGCTGTGAATACCAAACGCAGACTTGAAGCCATCAATGAACGGCTTAAATACGTTGTCATAAATCCAAGTGCCAATACTCTTGACACCTTCGACGATTCCTTTGCAGATACCCTTTACCCAGTCGATACCAGTTTTCTTCGTACCGTCATCATTCGTAAGGTACTTCTGGAAATATCCAGTGATATCCTTCCAGATATCAGATACGATGGTAGCAATGAAACTTACCGCTGCACCCATAGCAGTACCAAGTAGTTTGAAGAAAGACTGTGCCAGAGAAGCAAAGTCAATACCTGCAATACAATCCTTAGTGTTCTGCCACAGTGCGTGTGCTGCACCGCTCCAATCAATCCCCGCAATCCATTCCTGCATCTCATTGAAAGCACCCCGGAGGAAATCTCCGAAACTCTTTCCAACCAGTTTCCAATTCAGACCTCCAAGTGCCCCTCTCAGGAAATCCAGACCCGATGTGAATCCCCGGACAAGCAATCGTCCAACAAAGGTAAAATCTATCTCACTTAATGCTGAATTAAGGAACTCAGCTACATGATTACCTAGATTCTTAAAGTCAGCCGTTTTCAAGAACCAGTATGCTGTCTGCACAGCACCGTTGATTCCATATCCAACCTTCTTACCGAAGCCCGCCCAGTCAATACTATCCACGATCTCATTGAACTTATTTCCAAGGATCGTACCAAGTTCTTTCCAGTCACCTGCTTCAAATGCTTCTTTCAGCTTATCGACAAATTTGCTGATAGAGTTGTCAATCGGAAGTTCCTCAAACATCGAACCGTAGTCCGGTGTAGAAGCACCGCCGCCACCTCCACCGCCCCCGCTACCAGAACTGTCCTTATTCTTGTCACCAAGAATATTCAGTTCATCGAAACCAAGGGTGTATCTCTTGATTTCATCGGCAGCTTTCTTTGCTGCCTTAGAAGCTGTGCCTGCGGCATCCTTCGCTGCACCACCGTAGGTAGCTGCAACCTTCTTAGCTGCCGTGTAGGTCTTAGAACCTGTGAGTCTTGCAAACAACTGATTCAGAATGTTGAACAGTGCTACAACCTTACCGATCACAAAATCAATCGCAGGTGCAAGAGCGTTAATTAGAGGTGCTGCCATAGCACCCATGCTGTTCTTCAAATACTGTGCGTTCGTAGCAAGAGAGTTCATGCTATTCGCAAAAGTACCGCCCATCAAAGCACTGTAGTTGTACAGATTATTGATACCGTCCTTGAAGCACTGCGTAAGCTGAGACATTGCGAAACGGATCATTCTGTATAATGCAATACGCTTGATAGAAGAAAGGAAACTTCCTAAAGCACTTGTCGCATTGTGTACCTTAGAAGTAAAGGCGTTCCCAAGGGAAGAAGTTACTTGCTTCATTCCTGCCGCCAGTTTAGAACCAAGGGTTGTTGCAACCGCTTTGATAGTTCTTCCAAAAGCACCCAGAACACCGCCAGACTTCTTGAACTCTGAGTACATCGTCCTTAGACTTCCGAGTGCCTGTCCAATCTTATGAGGTATGCTTCCGATCTGCTGACCTACATAAGAGATACCTGTTAGACCACCGATCTCACCGATGACCTTCTTGACACCAGACAGTGCCGTTCGTGCCATACCTGCGGATCGTGTGACTTCCTGTAGCTGACTGTCTGCATGACTCATACCAGTATCAGTACCACCCGTATTGTTTACATCCTCAGTCTGTGTACCACTGTGTGACGTTGATCTTCCAGACAAAGCAGGCTCAGTGTTAATGTCTGCCGGGTTCGGTGTTCCCGATCCTGTACCGCCTGTATTTACCTGCGGAACACGGACATTCTGTAGCCCCTGCATACCCTGTAATGCTCTGCTCATACTTTCCATGCGATCTATGTCAGACTGACTGATACTCTTCATTGCATTTCCGATTTCAGAAATTCTCTTCGGTACAGATGTAGGAATCCTGATTTTTCCTGCTTTACCAAGAGACTCCATTGCCCTTCCAAGACCTTCCAATTTGTCTGTGTGTAGTCCACTCAACGACTGATTCAGTTTTTCAAGCTGCTTAATAGAACCGTTCAGATTCGCACCGCCCTTGATAGCACTTTTCAGGTTCTTAAAGCTGTTCGCCAGTTTATCAATCCCGTCAGCACCCTTGTCAGATTTTGCTTCTACTTGAAACTCAAGACCTTCGATCTCAACACTCATTGTTTATTTTCCCTCCTTCCCTCTGTTTTTCTTCAAATCGTTTATTAAATTCAACCATCCACGCTCTCATAGCATCCTTGCCGTTCTTCATCTTCTGCTGATTTTGACGTTCCTCAGTTTCCTTGATAGCTTCCATCGTAATGGGAATAGGCTCTTTCATATAAGGGAACGGCTCATGTCTTTCACTCAGCGGATTAAATACTGGTGAAGCATCAACCAGTGCTTCATAGATGTACATACCCTGCATCCAATGATTGAAGTTTTGTCTGTCTAAATCTCTTTTGTGCTTATCCCGGTAGAACTTAACCATTGCTGCATCCCCATCCCAGTAATCGTGATAAGTCATGCCTATGGATAAATAGTACCCGCACTCTTCCTCAAATCTTTCCGTGTAACGAAAAGAGGACGGACGGTTGTTATCACGCCCGTCCCCGTCATTGTCGGTGGACTCCCCCGTTACCACGAAGTCACCCACTCCACGTTTCCCGTCTTTTCATCCGGTTCGTCCATCAGAGACATAATCGGTTCGTTGTACATCTCTGCAAGTTTACCGATAAGACTCTCTTTGTCGGGCATACCCGCAAAAATCTTATCAATATCCTCCTGCTTCACGAACCTGTGGTGTGCCTTAAAAGCACCTGCAAACAAAGCAGGAAGAAGAGTCATCGGACGTTTTTCAATGTCTTCCGCAACAAACCCTTCCGCTTCCATCTGCTGAATAGTACGTCTGGTGTATTCCAGTGTGTAGTCCTTACCTTCGTAGGAAAAAATAATCTGTTTAGCCATTGCTCTTATCTCCTTTAATTCTTAAAATTAACTATTCTTACTCTTCCTTGATGACCGTAGACGGTGCAATCGTAATAGACATGCCGACTACCTCATTGACCTTACCGCCAGTCACATGAACGGAAAGCTGACCGTCAAAGGAAAACTTACCGTCAGTACCGGTAGGAGTCACAGTACCGTCCTCATTGTCAGTACCACCAAACCATACAGCATAACCTTCAGTCTTGCCTTCCAGTGCTTTCAGTGCCTTGTACTCTGTATGATCGTAGTTCGCCGGGAACTTCAAACCTTCGTTTCCAAGAATACCAAGGATATAGGTTTTCATACGATCAGAAGTTGTGGTTGTTTCCAGAAGTTCCGGGTCAGAACCCAGATCAGGGAACTCCGTAATGTCCACAAGTTTCTCATAGGTAGACGCTTCCTTTTTGTGCATAAGAAAGGTCTTAAATGTACTAATAGCCATTGCTCTTTACCTCCTGTAAAAATTTTCACCGTCCGTTGCTGCTGAGTAACGGGCAATGATTCTGTATATGGTTGCGTCCTCCAAGTTCGGGACTGGTGTAAATGCCAACCGCCTGAAATTCATGGAGAACATCTTTTCATCAATAGCTTTTGCTATGGATTTACATTCCGTTTTCTTACCCTCAGACTTGTTTGAGTACACATTGATCTCAAACATTACAAGGGACATAGCTTCCTTACCGCTTGTGTCCTGCTTATCAGCAATCGTGCTGTTATCACTCTGAGTAATACTCACATGAGGGAAAGAAGAAGGGGTCTTTGTATATTCTCCCGCTACGTTGATTCCCGGAAACTCTTCACGAAGCATCCTAACAATACGGGTATAGACCTCATTTTCGCAATCAATCATCTTCGATACACCCTCCTTGCTATTTCCTCAAACTTTTCTTCTAGTTCACGAACTGTATAATACATACTCATGTTTGCAGGATTACCATAGGTATGAATTTCTCCTGCGTGTTTCCCGGTGGCTATCACCTCACCGTTTGTACCGGGATCACCCTGATATCTCCATCCTTTTTCAAGCCGTCCTAAGTGGTGTCCGTAACCGCCATGCTCAAAACCGAACTTCCCTGCTTCCGGGTGGGAATCAGGATATTTCACACCTGTACCGAACTCAATGAAAAGAACGGAACTGCCTATAGCCACTACAGCAGCTTTATTCTCTCCCCTGCTTTCAACCGATACCGAAACGTCATTCGTACCATCGTAGGTAGCTGACTGAAACTTTGCTCTTGAAATCTGCATCCCTTCATCGGCAAGGGCTTTTACAAATTCCTGCGTCTTTTCTTTCAGCCACTTCTTATAGTTCTCTAATTCCTTTATCGCATTGTCTATGCTCTGTTCGGTAAGCTGAACTTTGATAACCTTGTTACTCATGAGACTTTCACCTTCGATACTGCATAAGAGATCGTGTTAAGAGACTTCGCAACCCGTTTTACGGTATAGTCGAAAGCAGGCTTACCCTGCCGATAACCCGGCTTACTGTCCACAAACAGGACTGTGTTTTCGTCTATAGGACAACTCATGTCATCCGTAATCAGAACCTTGTCATAACTGTCCAAGTTACCGAACATATTCACCTGTGCATACCCTGTAGCGTGTGACACACTGCACATCAGCTTCACAGGTCTTTCATACAGAATCCGGTATTCACTTGTCTCATTCCCATCTTCATCAAGAAGAGGTTCTTTTCCCTTATACAGACAGTAGTAGATTGCCGTCTGATTCCGTTTCATCAGTCTCATTACAGCACCCCCGCTACTGGTGTAATTGCTCTAAGAAGAGAAGGTGGGATATCTCCGTCCTCATAGGTACGGGACACTCCGTTCTCACTGTGGCTTACTTCACCCTCTGCTCCACGTTTATTTATCATGTACGCTGCAATCTCTACATGGACTGCATCGTATTTTATCGGTACTTCACTGACATTCTCATACGGATATGCTCTTTGCAGTACCACTTTCTCAGCAAGACTGAGATAAGTGGACAGTACGTCTTTGTCCTCTTCGTCAGTCATACTTTTCAGCATCTTCAACTTCATGTCGGTAGTCATACCGTCCACCTCCTTTACTCTTTACTGTTAGGCGTTTGCCGTCTTACCGATATCAGCAGCGTTAGCCACAAATACGGAACGGCTGTATGCAGGTTTCTCAAATGTCTTAGAGATACCAGTGAATTTACCGTGATACCATTCAGGACCATGATCCAGACCGATCTGACCGAAAAGCTGATACTTCTCACCCGCACCAGTCTTAGCAAGCGGTTCAAGGAAGAAGTTACCCTTACCTGGAACAGGCTGATATACAGGTGCAAGTACATCAAGGTTCAGAAGCATTGCAGTACCCTCAGGTAAGCACTCACCCAGATAGAGGTAAACCACTCCGATAGGAGTTACCACACTGGAAAGAGAGATACCATTAATCTCACGAGCAGCAGGTACAACAGTAAGACCATTCTGAACGGCATCAGCATTGATCTGGAACAGAGTCACAGCATCACACCAGAGAACCAGTCCATCAGTCGGTGCGTTTGCACCATAAATCTTCTTAACCATGTCGGCAATGTCCCACAGACCAAGCGGTTTGTTACCCAGTGCCATAGTGTTAGAAGTAATAGCAGAAACAAGACCACGGGTCTTATTGGCTTCGCCATCCTGAGTTGCCTTATTGTACTGACCGTTGATGAAAGTGTACTCAATGTCACGGTTCACCTTCTGAATCTTAGCTGCAACCTGAAAATCCAGTTCAGAAATCGGGTTCGCCTGCTGATTCGCAATGTTGATACCGGAAAGAGTACCCATGTTACTCTGCTTTGCATAAGAGATACCAACGGACTCCATGAAAATCTGAGTTACGTTAGTTTTCTGCTCACGCTTAGTAACAGATGCGTCCGGTGCAGTTAGAGATGCAGTCTCAGAAATCTCAGGCTGAGAACCAGTACCACCAGAGGTGTACTCCTGACCTGTCACGAACTCTACATGATTGGTAGTTTTGGCTTTAGAGCCAATAATAGAACTAAGCGGGGTTCTAGTATTTCCCTTGTTAAAAAGCATACCGGAGTAGTTCAGGACTCCGAAGCTAGTTGCAAATGTATCTGGCATTGTTATTCACTCCTTTTATTATTCTGTCTGATCGGCAGTGTCCTGTGCCGCCAGACGTGTATAGTAGGCAACTGCGGTCAAATCTCCGCTTGCCTGTGCTTCTTCGATTTTCTTCTGATAGTCCATGCCACCAGTATTCTCAGAACCCGCAGCAGGTCTGGGAGTACCCTTCATCTTTTTGGCAAGAATATCTTTTTCACGGGCTTCAAGATATTTAGTCTGATTCGCCATAACCTTATCCATGTCACCGTCTACCATTGCTGTAGCAGTGTCATCAGCAAGTTTTTCATCATAGCCCATAGCCAAAAGTTTTGCTTTCTTCTCTGACAGTGCGATAGAACGTTTGAGGTCTGCGTTCTCCTGTGTCAGCTTGTCCATCGTTGCTTTCTGTTCAGCGGCAGCAGCTTCATCCTCACTCTGCTTACCTCTCAACTGTTTCTTGTAGTCAGCAGCTTCCGAATTGGCTTTAGAAAGCTGTGCTTTCAGGCGGTTCACTTCCGCTTCATTGTCTTTCGCTCCTGCACCCGCACTCTGCAATGCAGTGGAAATCTCTTCCTCAGTCATACCTTCCTTATAGGCATCCCCAAGCAAATCACTTAAATAACTCATAATAGTCCTCCTTGCGTTTGTAGGTGTTCCCTCACCATGATTTCCGTTTTATCCTCTTGTCTGAGTTTGCGTTTTGTAGGTGTTCCCTCACCATGTATGTAAAGGAAGCAGATCACTCTTCCTCTGCATCAATGTGTAGTTCCACGGTGCATCGGCAGTTCACATTGTTCTCAGCTTTTGTAAAACCTCCGGGGTAAGCTGCATGATCTCCGTCAAATGTCCAGAACTCTTCGTCCAGAGACACCGAAGCACCTTCCAGATAACGATGCGTTTCCCGCACCTTGTCATCCATAACCGTGTACCAATTCTTTGTCACCCCATATCCAACACTGGATTGGTACTGGTGTCCTCCATCCAGAACCGCAGCGTTGTATACTCTGTGAAATTCAGATTCAGCAAGAGTCTGTAGCCCCTGTAAATCTCCTGAGAGGACATGATCTGCAACCCTGTCCTCAAATGTCTTACCGTCAATCACCAAGTAGATGACTTCATCCATGCTTCTCACATCCACGGTCAGATCATAAGCAAGCATCTCCGAAGCGGCTTGTACGCCCTTGCGGTAGGCATTTATGAGCAGTGACAAAATGTCATCTGCTATTTGACTGACCTGTACGGTCTGATCCTCTGTAGTTTCGGAAGCGGTGTTATAACTGACAGCGGTAAGAGCATTGATTTCATCAAACGCCAGAATGTAATTTGAAAGTGTCTGTTTATTCATGACAAAATAAAAAGGGACTATGAGTTGTTACACTCACAGTCCCATTGGACTCACCAGAACCTTTGTCCCGGCGTTACTCTTTCATCTTCATTTTTCGCTTGATTTCAACAATGGTAATCTTACCCTGCTCAATCAGTATTTCCACTCTGCTCCCGTGTTTCAGCAGACTTTCCATCTGCTCCACCATTTCCTTCGTTATTACCGGAGTCATCGTCATTCCCCTCCTGTTTCATTCTTTGCTGTTGCTCAAACAACTCTTGTGCCTTTTGCTCCTGTTCCTCTGCATATTCAGCACTTAATGTGTATGCAAGGTCAGAATCTACAAACAACCCACAATGCTCAAAAGCAAGACGTGGATGGATTTTGTTATTTTTCAGCATCAGATCAAGCACCTGTGCCTTTTGAAGAATGTTTTCGTAGTTCCTTCGTGTGAACCGGATTTCTACATTGCATACCTTCAAGTCCATATCGGCAAGAGTGCGGCAGATGTTCAGAACCACCTTCAAGAAAATTCTCTCAGACTTCTTAAACATCAACTCACTGTCCTTTGCTCTGGCTTCGGCAGCAGACCAACCATCACGCATGATAACGGCAGAACCAGTATCGGATGTAGAAGAACCGCCATTACGGTTAGGCATACCACAGATGGTAAGCACTGTCTGATACATATGGTCTACCAAGGTCTGAGTCTCACCCTGATTGAGATTACTTACTAGATAGTTAATCTCAGCTTTCAACTGGGGATCAATGTCTTTGAACTTGATAGCCCCTCTTTCCCGTAGTTCGTCAAAATCTTCGGAACTGATATCTACGTTGTGGAATAGCATCAATGCCTGAATGAACTGCTCCACTCCATCCAAACGGTTGCTATCCGTCAGGTTGATTGCATCCAGAAGTGGGATAACCAGTTCGAAAGCACCGATCCTTGCCATATTCAGCGGATATTCGATAATCGGAATCTCACCCAGAATGTGTGTGTCGTAGGAAATAACTTTCGACTCCACAATCTCAAAATACTCATTATCGGAATAGCAACTGTAATGCACCACTCCGTTTTCATCTACCACATACTTAACACCCAGAATCGGCTTGTTGCCTAAACCGTTGTTATAGACCACGAAGGTATTTCTAGGATCAAGAGTGTAGATTTCAAATGGGGATTCATCATCCTCACCTGCCATTTCATCCGGGAGTACCATACGGAAGGAAGTTCCGCAAATATGAAACCAGTCTGCAAGTTCTTTGTCCTTCGCAGGCTTTTCCTCTGCAAATACGAACTCATTAAGCTGATTGATTGCATCGGCAATATTCTCAGCGTTTCCTCTGGAAACATACTGTAACGGTTCACCCATGAGGTAGCCTGACTTGAATGAGACAATCTCATTCGCACGATTCTCAACGATCTTGTTTGTGATCTCAGGTCTTACTTCTTTCACACGATTAAGAATCGGCTGTCTACCCTTGTAGTAAGACCACAGGTAGTTGATCTCGCTTCGGTTCTTCCAGTGGTACGGTAATGCTTTTCGCAAAATCTGAACCACGTTACCAATATTTACTTCGGTTTCATCTGTCAAGATCATCCTTCGTCCGTTCAGATGTAAATAGGGTTCTACCACTGGTGACACCTCCTTCTTAATAATCTTTCTCTATGGTTTATTATAGCACTCTTCAATGGTTATTTCAAGTAATATTTAAGCGTAAGCATTGGAGACTTTTTGAGAAAATTAAATCCTTCTGTCCATAATCTCAACCGTATTTCCGATTAGCCCTCTTAGTTCATTTTCAAGCAATGCAAGGGAATCTGGTGCGTCATCGTGAGGTACTTTACCAGATCGGGTATAAGTAGTCACCTGCTTCAAGAAAGCTGCATACTGGCTATTCCTTGCGTACAGTGACGGGTCTTTGAAGTAGAACTTCTTCAAGATGTTGTCCGATGCGAACTCAATACGGGTCTGCTTGTTACTAATCGTCTGCTTCGTTCGGATATTGCACACATACTTCCTGTCAGTTAAAATCTGCTGCACGTCACGGGCAAAATACTTACCTGCATTGTTCGACTCAAAGGTACTGGCTACCACTTTGTTGTCAATGAGTGCTTTCGCACATTCTGGTTTGGTTACTTCCGGTACAGAATCGTCAAAGACTACATCTACGATGTAGACCTCACTTCCGTATACCGCAGCAATCGGCATAGCACAGAAGTCATCTCCGGTGTCCGCAGTATCACAGACAGCAATGATACTGTCAGGATCACGGTCAATCGGCAGTTCAAAGTAGCGGTTAAGACTCTTCTCCGGGAAAAGGATTCCTTTTGCTTCAAACGGCTGCTGCTGAAATTCGGACTCAAACTGTTCCTCAGAAAGCATCTCACGCTGATCCCTAAAATACTGAGTGGTGAAAACCTTTCTACCCTCACGCATATACTCAAAGTTACTTTCATCTGTCACCGGATCAAGAGCAGGTGTCTCAATAATCTTGCATCGTTTTCCCTGTTTCTGCATCTCTTCCTGCAAATGACCGATAGGATCATACAGAGAGTATCGTGTACCGCAGATGACAATAGGTGTACCCTCAATAGCACGTCCGATGATATCACCAGAGATGACCTCCCACTTATCATCAAGTCTCTGACGGTTCTTCGCTTCCTCACGTCCTTCCACGCAGTCATCGAGGTACAGAAGGTTGGTTGCTTCGGAAAGACCTACCTGACGGGCATCAATGGATCGGCACATAACGGTAGGGAATCGGGACTTATGCAGAAGGTTGATAATCTTCGTGTCGGCATTGGTCTGGACAAGTTTGCTCTCCGGGAAAATATCATAAAAATGATAGTCACTAGGAAGAGTCAGATATTCCAGACACCCCAGATAGAAAGACTTAACAAGGTCATCACCTGTACCTTCCATAAGCGTTGCTCTGTCCGGGTATTTACCGGAAAGCATATTCGTAAAATTGATTCCCAACTGGGACTTCCCGGCTCTCTTCGGCATGGAGATGGATAGGAAGTCCAGTTTCCCGTCAAGAATCTCCTGATATGCATCTACATATCTTCGCAGATAATGACGGCGGGGCTGATAAAATTTCTTGTCAAGAGGCTTGCCGTACTCTACCGCCTGTAAATAATCATCGAAGAAATGTTGTGCCCCGAAAAGAAGTGACCTGAACATCAGATCATCAAACTCTCTGGCTTCGTCAAATTTCTGACAGCTTACTGTCATCCGTAGTCCCCATGAGATATGATTACGGAGTTCATGATTCCATGCGTGTGCTGTCTGGAAGTCAATCTTCTCATACTCCCGGCAGACAGCAAACATTTCTTCGTAAGCAGACCTGTCAAGCGGATTCCTTTCTATAGCTTCGTAAATCTTCTGTTTCAATTTCAAATAATTCATAATAACCTCCTGAAAATGAAAAAAAAAGGACTGTCAAAACGACAGTCCCATTGGACATACTGTAGCATCTCTACAGCCAAGTATTCAGTTAATCAATAAGTGGCAATCCGTTGTTATCCTTTAATCGTCCTCTCATGATTTTGATAATATCAAGCATCCATCCTATAAACAGGAAGTTGAAGGTGAACATTGCAAGCAGACCTCTCATGAATCTTCCCACATAGAAATAGTGACCTCCGAACATTCCTGTAAAAATGCAGAGTAATAATGCAGTCCTTTTCTTCTTATGACTGCTCAGATAAACACCTGTAGCCATACTTGATCCTCCTTATAAGTTCGCTAAAATTCTAAACGGTAATCTGAACATCCAGAGGATAGGCATAATTATTACATAGTATACGATCTTCATAGATACCCAGAACATCAGTCGGAAGCATAACCACATGAAATAGCAAATGCCCCATAGTAAATATAGCATACCTATCCCTCACTTTCACCATCTAAAATCATCTCTTCATCTTCTGACTGTATAATGATCTGAAACTCCATTGCATCAGCCCACTTTATGAGCGTTTCTACAGTCATACCCATACCATCATTTCTCAGGAGAGTCTTACCGATACTACCTTGACCGGAATAACCAAGTTCCTCAGCCAGTTTCCGTTGACTCCATCCTCTTTTAGAAAGCATGGTTTTTACACAATCTTTCACGGTCATAGCCGTCAGCCCTCCTTAATCAGACTTATTGGCGTATGCCTATCATGATAGACGTATGTCTATTATACTCCCTAACTTTTTATAGTATAGCCCTCTCTAAGAGAAGTTATAGCACTTGATAGACGTATGTCTATTTTTAATAGGCGTATGCCTATCATTTATTCTGAAATCTCAAATGTCTCACCAGTTGAATTGTCCGTAACAGTCAATGAACAATCCATCACCTTCAAGAAACGGATCAGCATAGAGATTTTCATATCACGATTAAGAGCCTGACTTACACCAGATTGGCTTTTCATCTCCATCTTCTCTCTCATTTCAGTCTGAGTGATTTCCTTCTGTGCCATGAGATTTTTAATTACTTCGTTAGCCTGCATTGTGCTACCTCCTTTCATGCTTACATGATATTATTATTTTATGATATTGTCAAGACCTTTTTAATTTTTGCGGAACTTTTGCACCTCACCCGCCCCGGCTTCCGGTGGTCTATTCCCCCCCTCCGGGGGGTATGCTGTCCCGGTGCTGCTGTCCTGTCACCAGATCACAAAAAAAAATATCATGTAATCATGATAAAATGCTTGACATTATCATGTATATATTATATAATGTAAACATGATAAAGAGATAGCAACGACAACTAAATAATTGTAGGTTGTCAATGCTGCTGTACAGCAGGCAAGCCGCCCGGTGTACAGATTGCACAAATTGATAATTGAATATAGGAGGTCAAGTATTATGTATGATTACAGAGAAGCAATGACAGAGGATGTAAAACAGTGGATTACAAACGAGGTTAATTTAGCAGACTGGACAGAGGACAGAGAAGGACTTGAGCAACAGTTAAATGATGACTTATGGACAGCCGACAGCGTGACAGGCAACGGCAGCGGGTCGTATACATTTAACAGGGTGCAGGCTTCCTTGTATGTACTCGATAACATGGACTTATTACAAGAAGCTATTGACGAGTTCGCAACCGATCCCGCAACCGTAGGAGATAAATTTATTTCTGAGGACTGGGAATGGTTTGATGTAACAATTCGTTGTTACCTTCTAGGGTCTGTCATATCCGAAGTATTAGACGAGATGAAAGAAAACGGGGACTTTGACGAGTCCGACAACTAACACACGTTGCGGCGTGTATAAATAGCCAGTCAAGCCGCAAGCGTCCCGGCTCTGCCGGGGGTCTGGAAACAGAACACAATAGAATATAGGAGGTCTTGTATTATGAGAGAATACAGCTTTAGAAAAGATGGTTTTACTTTTGAGAGAGTCAGCAAGGCAACAGCCCGCCGTGTATTTAATAACAATATGCCTATTATGTTATGCCCTTGCAATTTAAGACCAGAAACCGGGTTATTTAGTACAGTAGTACAGAACGGGAAACATTTATACACAACGTTTGAAACCATGTTGAATGCGTTTGAGTATTACAACTGTACAACCAACGAAACTGGACGCTATACAGCGTTTTATATCCCGGTAACAGAGGTTGACCGCTTTACAGGTGAAACACCCACGGCAGCAACTCTGGGAACTGTAAAACAATATGATTATAACTTTATAAACTAGCCACAAGCCCCGGACTGCTGCCGGGGCGTTGGTTTATAATGCAGCCATTGACGGTCACAAGCCCGTATAAATGCAGAGTGTAAACCACTATAGAAAAGGACGTGATAGCGTGAAAAGAGTCTGGAAAACGCCAGAACTTGACTATTACAACCTTTATGTCGATATGCTACAACAGCCCCATTTACTAATTGCAGGGGCTACGGGCAGCGGTAAAAGCGTTGTAATAAATGGCATGATGACAACAGCACTAAAGGACAGCCCCGCCGCTGTACAGTTTATATTGATCGACCCTAAACGGGTTGAACTGGTGGACTATAAAGAACTGCCCCACACACTGCGTTATAGCAGTGAACCGGGAGAAATGGTACAAGCATTACAGGAAGCTATAGCAATAACAGACAACCGTTACAGAGACATGGCACGGCAGCACGTCAAGAAATACGGCGGCGGTGCTGTGTATGTGGTTATTGACGAACTAGCCGACCTGATGACAACGAACAAAAAGCAAGTACAACCGATATTGCAGCGGCTATGTCAGATCGGCAGGGCGGCAAATGTTCACGTTGTAGCGGCTACACAATGCCCGCTATCTGCCGTAATCCCTACACCTATAAAAGTAAACTTTGATAGCCGTGTAGCACTCAGAACCCGCAGCGGTCAAGATAGCCGTAATATTTTAGGCGTGACAGGTTGCGAACTCCTACCCCGATACGGTCAAGGCTACTACATGACCCCGGAGGGTTGCAGGTTGTATAATATACCGATGTACGAAACAGAAACCCCGGACATAATAGAATATTGGAGGAAACAGAAACCCCGGATTATATGGAATGGATAGAACGCCCGCCCCGTATGATCCGGGGCTTTCTTTATGCCCTCAGAACGCACACACGCCCCGGCAGCAGGTCTTTCCTACACCGGGGTGTATTTCATTGCCTTATTTAATTTTAGGGCTTTCTGCCCTTTCTGCGACTTCTGAGATTTCACCTTCTGGCACGTCTACAATGTCGGCATTGTCAAGATACTTCCTTGCAAGGGCTTCTGTGTCGGCATTGTCACCTAACGGATTGTTAGGAGTCAGAACCATTTCTGTCTGATCCTTCATACCGTCATAGTTCTTCTGCCAGAATATACCAGTAACCGGATTGACCTTGCCATCCTGCATAAGCCCTTCCCTGTAAAGGGCACAGACTTTCTGCACCTTTTTGATAAAGTCGGTGCGGGCGGGGTTCGTTGTACAACGGTTGACCCACTCCCATGCAATACCCTTATCTATTCCTATCGCAGCATACGCAGCCTGATTGCCTATCTTCATATCGTACTTTGCACACGTTTCCAGATAGTGCATGAACCGTCTTTCCATCTCTTCTATGTCGTTATAGTCCAACTTCTCAGACGGCATGATCTCCATAGTGAACTGAATCATCCGGGAGTTATACCCTTCTGGCAAATCAGGATTATGCCCCTGTACAATCGGACTATTTTCTCTTGCTTTTTCCAAGTTCGCAGGGCTACTCTTCTGATACCCCTCTGTCCTTCTGGGCTTTCTGTCCTTCCCTCTCGTTCTGGGCTTCTTCTGTTCTTCTGCCATTCTTACCTACTCCTTTCTGCTCCTTCTCTTTCTGCTCTCTTTTCCATCTCTCTACATAACTTTCCATAGTTCTGCTCCTTTCTTACCTGTAGGGCTTGTAGGGTATTTTCGATTTTCGGTATAACTTTTCTTAGTAGGCGGTCTACTAGAGAAAGTTATAGCAAAATGATGAAATACCCTACATACCCTACAATTAACCTGTCGTTTTCATCATAATTCCGTAGTAAACAGCCACTCCGCCACTCACGGACTTCTGCTCATACCACTCAGGGTGTGCCATCAACTCAGCATTGAACTTCTTCATGCTGCATACATAATAGCCGTTGCTCTTGCACCACAGCTTGTAATTATCATAAAGGGTCTTTGCTCTTGTCTTAACGCCATCCTGCTTCTGGCATTTCTCTTCAAGGTACTGCAATACCAGATCATTGTCTTTCTCATACTGCTTGACTACCTTCTGCATATTTGCTGACATTTTCAAACCAAACCTTCTGTACTTGAAGTACCCTGCAACCAACCATGTGAAGATACCACGCATTGCTTCCGGTGACTCAAAGTAGTCCTTCAAGCCTTTGTCCTGTTCGTCATCATTGAAATGCCTGTTAAATTCAATAACACGCACACGATCAGAAGCAAACAAGGACTTATCTTTTACAGCAGGCAGGTCATTACAGGACAGCCACATTGTAAACTGCGGCTTGAATGTAATTGCTGTCTGATACAACTCACGGGCGGTGATCTCTTCTCCACCAGTAAGTTGCTTGATAACTGATTCATCCAACTTCCCGGCGGTGTCTGACTCACTCATAGTAACCATTCGCTTACCTTTAAGCTTTGCCAGTACCGGACTTGCTGCTTCTGCGTTCTTTGCTCTGTCACCACGGCAGATCAGTTCTACAGGTGTGACCGTAGAGTAATCACCAAGCAAGTGCTGAATTGCATCAAGCATGGTGGACTTTCCGTTTCTGGTGGTCTTACCATGCAGGATAAACATACACTCTTCCTTAGATGTTCCAAGGATGGAATAACCCAAGGCACGTTGCAGGTAGTCCGCTTTGTCTTTGTCGTTCTGCGTTACTTCCTTGATAAACTGTTCCCATCTGGCACACTTCTCTTTCTTCACACCGTATTCAAAATTGGTCTGCATTGTTAAGAAGTCATCCCATTTATGCTCACGGAATGTCAGTGATTCCAGATCGTAAGTACCATTTTTACAGTTAATCAGAAATGGGTGCGTGTCAAACTCTGCTGCTGCAATCTTCAAGTTGTCGGCAGCATCCTTCATAAGTCTGTCACGGAAACGCCTATCACCCATCTTACCGACAAAAGCCATGTACTGCTTACGCTTATCTTCGTCCGGGATTTCTCCGCAGTAGAGTGCCATGATCCTGACAAACTCTTTAATTTTATTGGACACAAGCAATGATCCTACATCCTTCTGCCACTTGCCGCCGTCATAGGTGTACCATGACTTTGCTTCCGGGCAGTACCGGGTATCATGATCGTAACACTCTGAGAAGAGGTCAGCCATACCCGCTTCATCCCATGAATACCCTGTAGAATCTTCCTGATAGGAAGTCTCAGGGTGATGTTCTTTGATGTATGTCAGCTTTTCTGAAATCTCTACCGATGTTACATAGCGTCCGTTGGACAACTGAAATAATTCATCTTCCACTCTTTCTCACCTCCTTCTGCTGATAATCTTTGCACTTCGGGGTACACTCATAGCATAGATCATACTTGATTTTGCAACAGAGTCCCCAGTCACCGCCACCGATGAAGTTCTCACAGGTGACGCAAGTATCTGTAGGTTGTGTGAAATCTACCTCCGTTGGGTTGCTTTGTCCACAGGCGTACCATTCTTCACCGGGAGGACAGGTACAACCGTAATCAGGATCGTTGAAATCACATCCATAACATTCTTTCTCCATGTTTACCTCCTGTATCTGCTTATGCTTTCTGCAATGATCTGTAGTTCTCTGTCTGGAAGCGGTGGCTTGCACACTTCGTCATTGACTCTCTGCAATTCCTGATAAATCTGCATCGGAGTGTACCCAGTGTTATGCAATGCACCTGCCAGACTGGTAAGAGAAATATTTCTGCCGCCGTCCGGGATTTCCGGGTAGTCTGGTCTGACAAAGATTCTCCCGCCCGCAGGCTTCGGAAACTTAGGAGAATAGATACGCTGTACCATGCTTGAATTGTTCCCGGTCTTTTCTGTCTCTTTGAAATACTTCTCCACTACATAGTCAATAGCTTCCTGATTATCAATGATCTCAGGGAAGATCAGTACCTTCCCGGTCATGATGAAGAACCTTCTTGCCTGATATATTTCTACGCCTGCAAGATTGTTCTTGCCTGAGAACGGCAGTTTGCCACGCATGAGGATATGTACTCCACGTCCACTCCGGGACTTCTCTGTGTATGAGTGGCAGGCTTGCATAATATCTGCACACAGCGGGGTCATAAGACCGTCCTCAAAGCCTGCATCAATGTCAATGCCTACAATGTTCTGATCGGCAAAGACATAACCAATGTGGTCATAGTGTCCGTTCTCCACCGCCCACTCAGCCTGCTCAAAGGTAGACCAAGTGTCCGGTGCAGTGGATGAAGCGGCTTTTCTTTCAAATGCTCTCATGGGAACTTTTGAACCGTCCCAAGCACACACCCACTGATTCTGATTCTTTAATTCTTCTGGTATTCCGGAATAGTCCATCTGTTCCCACGCTCCTTACTCTGTAATCAATTCGCTGTGTGGTAGTGATTCGATGAAATGACAGAACGTATGCCATTCATCAAGTTTATGGTTTCTTCGTGCATGATAGATGTTCTTCAACACTGCATAATTAAGCTGCACGGTACGCTTCTGGTTGTAAGATGACGGCAAAAGCTGAATCATCTGCCACCAGTCACGCTTGTCCTTCTGACTAAGGAAGTCCAGTCTTGCATTGTTCAGTGCATCCACTACCATCTTCATGATAATAAGATTAGTCTGAGACAGGTGATCCGTGGAGAAATCTTCCAAGGTAAACTCTTTTGCCTGAATCTTGTGCATTGTGCTACACGAATTTGCGACTGTACCCACCTTGTAGGTGTCAAACTCCTTCCACCAGTAGAGAGGTGCTTCCACATCTACCGTGACGTTAATCATTCTCAGGAACTTCCCGTGATCGTTACCTGCTGCCGCAAGTTTCTTCATGAGAGATAGGTCATTTTCTCCTACTGCATAACAAGCAAATTCTGAACAATCGTGTTCTTTCGGATAACAAATACCTTCACGATCAATAATCCCACATTTTCCACAATCTACAGCAGGATAACTGTCTGATTTATCCCATGAGTTCATAGGATTTCTCATACCTCTAATTGCAGCTTCCCACCCGTAGGTTTCTGCCTTTGAAATTCTAATCATGATTCATACCATCCCTTCTGCGAACTCTCATGTAGTCTTTGTAATCCAGACCATTCATCTTCGCTGCTGTATGCAATGCTCTCTTCTTTGTGCCGTATGTGCCCGGGATAGGCTCTTTACAGCCTACCTCCGTGACATACCATCTACTGCTACCGTGTTCTTTGTGTACTTCGTACTTCATAACCATAGTCTTTGCTTTCCTTTCCAATCGGTTAATAACCTGTTCGGGATCAAGGTCACAAAGGGAATGAAACCATTGTGACCGGAAGAACCTTCGGCACTCGTCCACGTTACAATCTGTAGTCGGTGACTTAAAGCCCACCAGTAAGTCAACGTAATCAATCGCAGCTTGCTCTATGATCCCGAACTTGAGATTATCAATCCCTTTATCTGTCATACCTTAACTCTCCATTACATTGACTTTCTCTCAGCAATCTCAGCCATTTTTGCAGCGTTCAGACGGGTATCACCGTGAACTCTACTGTAGGACAGATAGCCATTCATTCTGTCAATCTTCGTGAGGTTGGTACTGCCACACACCGGGCACACATCCATCTCTAACTCTTCATGACCGCAATCATCACAGTATGCCAGAGACAGGTTGACTCCTTCGTAATAGCCTAACTCCATCGCTCTGCATACCAGAGTCTTGACAGCGTTCCGGTTGTAGCTGATCGGATATCTCACATACTGAATCTTACCGCCGTTGCAGAGATTCCAGAAACGTCCTTCCAAGTCTTGCTTCTGAATCGGTGTGATATCTTCTGTGACGTGACAGTGAAAGCTATTGCTTACATAGGGTCTGTCTGACACATTCTTAACTACTCCGTACTTCTTTCTGAACTGCTCCACCTGCAAACCACAAAGGCTCTCAGCAGGTGTGCCGTAGATTGCATACAACCATCCGTCAGCTTCCTTGTACTCATTTACCTTATCGTTGATGTGCTGCATGACTTCCAGTGCAAATTCACCATCTTCCGCAATGGACTTGCCATTGTAAAGTTCCTGTAACTCATTGAGTGCTGTGATTCCGAAAGATGCCGTCATAGGTTTGAGAAGTGATTTAATCTTGTCCGAAGGTTTCAGATGCCCTCCGTAGAAACCACCTTCACAATAGGCAATCGGGTTGGTACTGGCTTTCATCTCTCCAAGGTATTCATAAGTACGCTTGTGAATATTGCGGATCATTTCAAGGTAGAAGTCCAAAACCTCATAGAAGTCCTTACCCTCTTCTCTTGCTTTCGCAAGAATCATAGGCAGATGCAGACTCACTGCACCAATATTGAAACGTCCTTCAAAGATAGGCTTATCATCTTCGTCTGCCGGGTGCATACCGCCACGCTCATACCATGGACTAAGGAAAGCACGGCAACCCATAGGGCTTACCACTCTGCCATATTTCTTGTACATCTCAGCCACATAACCGTCACCTGTAAGAGACAGCCAGTCAGGGTACATAGTCTTGCAGCTACAGTCAATCCCGGCTTCAAATACATCTTCGTTGATACAGCCTTCACCGTGAAGATTCTTGTCATACAGGAATACCAGTTTAGGGAAAAGGACTGGCTTCTTATTTCCCGGCTTACCCTCACCTGTCATGTGAACACGCAAGAAAGTCTTGCTTGCCATTTTACCGAAACGATCCGTAGCCAGACCAAAGGTCATAGTGATGAATGGATAATCACCACGGGACGATCCCACGGTATTCAGCTTCATTTCAATTCCCTGAAATCCCTGCTCAAAATCTCTCTCCACTTTCTTCATAGCCCATTCATGAACTTCCTGCGTGAAGGTCTGCTGATTACGGATTTCCATGTATTCATCTACATACTTCTTATAAGATTTCTCAGCGTAAGGTGCTGCTAACTTGTCAACTTCCGGTACTGTAAATCCTCCGTACTGCTGACTTGCGGTTGCAAGGATGATATCACCTAGTACATCAAAGAACACATCAAGCGTTTTCGGTTCGTTGTACCAGATATTACCCATCTCAAAGCCACCCTTCATAACCTCATTGACTCTGAACAGACAACAGTTCATAGTGTCCAGTCGTGCGGACTGATCGTGAATGTAAATGTAACCGTCCCGGCAAGCCTGTAACTCTTCCTGAGTCATGAAGAACTTGCGGTACAGACGTTTATTCAGTTCATTAAAAATCAGACAACGCTTTGTAGCCACCAGTGCTGAGTCTGTGTTTGCGTTCTCTTTATCTCCCTGAAATCTGACAACCTGTGATTTCTGGAATACCTTGTCCAATACATGAACAAAATCCTGTTTATAGTTCCTGTAGTTACGGTAGGATGTAGCAATCCGTGGATCGTACTTATCAAGTACCTGTTCCACAATGTTGTGCATCGTGGCAACCGGGATATCAGTAAGTCCTTTTTCTTCGATCACTTCCAGTACCGCACCAACGATTTCATGAAATGCTGTATCATCCAGTGTAATCATGACTCTGGAAGCAGACTTGTTGACAGCGTTTACGATCTTTTCACCGTCAAACTCTTCCAGTGTTCCGTCTTTCTTAATTACTTTCATGTAAGACCACTTCTCCTTTCTGTAATGATTTTTGTACGTCAATCACTCTCTGATTGGTACTGCCCGCCCAGTGATAATTGACATCCTTCAACTCTTCTTTAAAGCGTCCATCCACCAGTACGTCTGCATACTTGACTGCTGCAAGCAGATATTTGTTTGCAAGAATCTGTTCCCATGTGTACCCAGTGTAGACCCATATTGTTTTCTTCGGAAATCTCTTCTGTACTGCTTTCATGATGGAGAATACTGCTCCACGGTTCTGCGGGTGAAGCGGATCACCACCGGATAAAGTAATACCTGCCACATACGGTTTTCCCAGTGCTTTCATGATTTCATTAAAAGCTCTCTTATCAAACACCAAACCGTCATCAGGATTCCATGTAACCGGATTCTGACAGCCCTTACAGTGATGTTCACATCCTGCAACCCAGAGGACTACCCGGAGTCCGTCACCGTTATTCATGTCATCCTGAGTAATGTTGTGATATCGCATTAGATATCTCCCAGCTTACGATGCAGAGAATTTTCTACTGTAAACCCTTCTGGGTAACGGGCTTTCAGCTTGTCAATATTCATCTGCATGACTGTATCAATATCCGTTCCCAGTGCATTGCACGCTTCTGCGATCATCCAGAGACAGTCACCAAGTTCCTTTTTCATGTGTTCAAGGTTCACTTCATGTCCCTGATATTTCTTCTGCAAGATTCCTGCAACCTCTCCTGCTTCACTGTTCAGACCGAACACGGCATGAAACAGTCTATCTTCTTTCTGATCGTAAGGAATACTGCAAGTTCTAATTGCAAGTTCCTGATATTCTTTACCTGTCATGATTTAGTCCTCCTGTTTCCACTCTTCTTTAGTCGGTGCTTCCTTATCTTCTCTGCCTGCACCAATAACTGCTACACCGATCAGGAAAATCTGACCTGTAATAAAACCTCCGATAAATCCAAGTAATGCTCCCATAGTAATTTCTCCTTAATCCTTGTGAGTAACTTTGACACCGTATTCAGGAAGGAAGTTGATTTCATAATGGTACTTGTCAACATTTGCACCGGAAATATCTTCCACTACATACATCGTGTCATCGTTCAGATATACAAAATGTTTCTGATACTTCCCATCTCCCACTTCACAGATAACTTCCAGTTCATTGTCTGAATTATTGCTGAGAGAAAATGTACCTTCCATTTCAAGCAGGATCGTATCAGTTCTGGCATTGATTACAGTCAGTTTACGGGTTACATTGAAGTTGTCAGCTTCTTTACCGATGTTATACGAAACCTGTTCCGATTCCGTACATCCGGTCATAAGTACCGCCATCATAAGAGTGGCAATCACTACAGCAACTACTTTCTTCATAGTGCTTCCTCCTTAAATACCTTTGATTCTGGCAGCCATCATGTCTGCTGTATGAGTCCACAGGACGTTAGGAAATTTCTCAATAGCCTTTCCGTACTTATCCCAGTTTTCCTTGTCATCGAACGCTCCCATGTGCCATCTGATACACGCTTTCTCTTCCTCAGTCACACCAATGTCATTCGCTTCCAGAAGTACCAAAGACTTCTCACCGTGACCGGGAAGAGTGACATTCGGGTTGTAGCTGTACGTTCCATCTCCGTTGTGAATGTAGTTATCACACTTGCAGAGATCATGAAACATACCCACAACATAAGGACTCTTCTTGCTGTTCCAGTGAAGTTTCAGGTGTTTGGTAAGATGCAGCAGACTCTTAGTCACTTCAAGGGAATGATCGAACAAACCACCTTCATAATTGCCGTGATTCTTCGTGGAAGCAGGGGCAGTGAAATAACCCATCCGTCTGAGAATAGCTACAAAGTAGTCCACCTCTTCCTTGCTGAACGCCTGACCCATCAGGGACTTGAAAATCTTAATTCTTTCGTTCGTGTTCATCTTCAATCCTCCGTTTTGAGAATATTTTAATATAACCATTGGAGAGTTTGAGATAACATCTCTCCCTCTCCGCAGGTCATTTACTTAACCAAGCAGACTGCCAAGGTCAAATGCCGCAGGTTTCTTACCTTCCTGCTTTGCAGGTTCAGCCTGTGCAGGCTTGCTCTGCTTCGGTGCTGCCGGGGCAGATTCCTCTTCGTCAAATCCGTCAGCAGCTTCCTTGTCACCCAGTCTTGCGAAAGTAAGCATCTTTCCGGGTGTACGGTTGCTCTCAACTTTCTCATGTTCGACTTCACAACGGATGAAATGTCCTACTAAGTCCTGTTCGTCAATCTCAGAAACGGAAAAGTCGTTAAGTGCTGTCTTAGCAAAGTAACTGAAAGCATTAAGACCGCCCTGATTCGGTTCACCGTTTTTATCCAGAAGTGAAAAACGCTCTGTATGCTTCTGACCTGTAGCCATCTGCATAATAACTTCCATCTTTCCGAAGTCCTCTTTGTAATTGACTTCAATAATCTTAAATACATGAGTTCCTTCCGGGATCAATGTGAATCCCTCTGTAAGTCCAATCTTTGCCATTGTAATAGTCCTCCTTAAATGTTATTTAATATATCCAGAGATTTCTTCTTGAGAGAATCAATGCTCTGAGTACCTGGTGTGTAAATCTGCTTGAATAGGTGTTCCAGAACTGTAACCACGATGGAGTTTCCTGCCATCTTGTAAATCTGTGTTTTGGAGATACCATTCATTGCAAGCAGTTCATAGTCTGAGTCTGAAAAACCCATTAACCGAAAATATTCTTTCGGAGTCAGTTTTCTGTATCTACCGTTTGTCAGCACTTTCACCTCACGTCCCCCCACTAACCGTTTTCAGTGTAGGGGCAAGACCTTCTGGCGAATAGATACGGTTCATCTGGTCATTACCGTAGTGGTTCAAATCTGCTGCTTGAATTATCTTCATAGGCAAATTACCACCTTCGGGTCTTTATAGTCCCTTGACAGTAAGGTTGGACACGTCCCCCCCCCTGTCTGCGATATGACCGGGATGATTGCTGTCATGTCTTATGACACTCTGGGTCTTTTCCTCAGATAAATAGAACTCTGCTGGGACTTCCTCATCTAAGAGGTCACCCATGCACATCTCAAGCGGAATAACAGGAGGGAATCGGAAAGAGTGGTCATCCACGTCTTTACGGATGGAAACAATGAATACTCTCTCTCTCCCTTGTGGCACACCGTAGTCTGCGCTGTTGAGAACCTGCCAGTAGCAGTTATAACCTGCATTATCCAGGCTTTCCAGTACGATAGTGAATATAGAACTCATGCTCTTACTGGTGAGATTCTTTACGTTCTCAGCAATAGCCACTTTTGGTTTGCAATGTTCGATGATACGCAATGCGTCAAAGAACAATCCGCTTCGGGTTTTAGTACCGTCCTCATTGACGAACCCACGCTTGTTTCCTGCAATGGAAATGTCCTGGCAAGGAAAACCGTATGTAAGTAGGTCAATATCGGTCGGCAGAGCCTTTTCGTCCACTTTGGTAATATCCCCCAGATTCATGCTTTCGGGAACATGGTGCAGAAGAGAATAGGCTTTACTGGCGTATTTATCTACTTCGCAGTAAGCAAGTAGTTCATAGGGAATACCCAGATTATCCAATGCTTTCTCAAATGCTCCAATTCCGCTAAAAAGACTTAGGTATCTTATCATGCGGACTCCTTTCTGGCTTTCGGAGTAAAGCGGTACTGTGGTTCGGGTGTGCCATGATACTTCTCAATATCAATGCCGTCCTCCTGCATTTTCGCCATATCGTAGCCAGGGTCTTTCATGGTCTTAGAGGTAACCCAGTCGAAGGAAGCACCGCTGATAGTAACGGTCTTATCGCCCTCCTTGAACTGGCTGATAGCTTCCTTCTTGAGCATATCGGTAATAGTCTTATACCTCTTCTCATCGTCAGCTACAGTACCCTTGACCTCATCAATGTGTTTCTTCAACTGCTCTGCTTCGGCAACCAGAGCAGCAATGTCAGTGTCCGGGGACAGGTTGTTATCACGCAGGACTTTCAGAATGTCTGCGTCCGCTTTCTCATCGAACTTCGGAGAAACACCGCCCTCAACGTGGGTTTTCCACCATTTTTTAACCTGCGTGATCGTTTTCTTCATGTTCGGATATCTCTCAGACACCTTAAACGGACGAACGAAAGTGTTCTCAGCCTTACACTCATAAGCTGCCGGGTCATCGTAGTCCTTCTCACCCAGAACCGAACACACCATGATTACGTCATCAACTCCAAGCAGGTAAGCGTAAAGTGCAGCCTGTAAAGCATAATACTCAGGTACATCTTCCACCCAGTCCTCAGACCTCTTCGTGGTTTTCATTTCCAGTACCGTTTGCGGTTTACCTTCCTTGTCCACAAGCAGATAATCCCACATACCACCGAAGATCGGTGTATCACGGAAGAAATCTCCCCACGTTTTCTTGAAGTAGTCCTCACCGTACACATCCGTAGGTGTAATCAGATTGCTCATGAAGTATGCAGTTTTCATGTACTCTGCCTGCTTCGGCTCAATCGTCTTACCTGCGATAGTGTAGATCGTGTCCTCAAACGGTTCTTCATAGGTTCTGGTAATTGCACACCACGCATTGAACGGGCTTGTCCACTTATTCAGACCCATGATTGCTGCAAATCGTGTACCTGTGATCTTTTTCGGTTTCGCAGGTGGTGTGATCGTGATAGTCTTATCGTCATTCCACTTCATCTTTCTTACCTCCTATAAACAAGAATCTTGTATCTACTTCTACAGCTAAAGCCGTAGTCACCGGGTTCTTATCTTCTTCAATCAATGAAGTTAAATCAAACCCCAAACCTGTCAGATATTCCATTGCCAGTTTTGCATTTTTCATATTCTGGACATTTGCAATTACATTGGTATAATTACTCTTAATACCAGAAATCAACTCATTCTTTCTGGCAATGATCGACTTCACCAGAGGTGTTCTCTTATCCTCAAACTCTTTGAGTAAACCGTCACGGATTTCATACTTTGAAATCAGATTATTCAATTTGTATGTAACTGATCCGTAATATCCTACGCAGATATCAGCATCAGGATAGGACGCTTTGACCTTTGCCTTGAAAGCATCTACTTTATCAGATGCCTGTTTCATAAGATTGGCAATTTCAGATACAGTTTCTTCAAGTTCAATTTTTGTGTTTCTATCCGTATAATATGTGTTAAGAGTATCAGTAGCCTGACTACAAACCTCTCCAATAGCTTCTTCTCTTTTTGCTTCCAACCACTTAATGAGTTGTCTTTTCGTCATCCTTGTTACTCCTTCCTTAAATATACTGTTTCCACAGCTTTGCAAAAGTGCTTCTGCCGTCCCCGCCCTTCTTATTCAGACGGGTATATCCTGCACGTTTCATATTCGCTCTTGCGATCATTCTCTTAAATTTCCTCATTACTTCTGCCCTCCATGTAACGGGGTTCGCTTTCCCCGATTGTTCTACAGTCAATCAGTTCCTTAATTTGTCCATCCAACTCTACGGCTTTATTCAGATACCAGATTGCTTTCTGAATATCTTCCAGACCGTTCTTCCGTCTGTGACGGTAGATATACTTCAAGGCATTGCACAAACAGAAATCCTTCGTTGCCTGTACGCCCTGAGTCTCTACCATCACGTCAATACACTCAAACTTCCCGGTTTCATAGTGGGATGGATGATTCACATTGTCTGACATACATTAACCCTCCGTCTTGTAAGCTGCGATCATCTCACCGAGATTCTTGATAAGCTGCTCACACTGATAACGTGTTACCTGAGTGAAGCCATTGGTTTTCATGGCAATCTGCTGAACAAAATCCTCCTGATCCGGGTCTTTCTTCATCAGTTCCTTACAAGCATTTTTCAGTGCTGCAATCTGCAAGTCATCAGCCTGTCCCTCAGTGTCAGTCAGAGTTTCCTTTGCTTCCTTACGTTCCGCAGGTGTAGCCGGGGCTTTCTGCTTTTTCTGAGACTTCTTCTCAGTCTTTGCCTTTTCCGGGTTCGGTGCTTCAATCTCCGGTTCTTCCTCTTCCGGTTCAGAACCAAGAGTAGCGTCAATGTCATCTGGTTCAGTGATATCCAGAACTGCCATCCAGAGATAACGTCTGAGGTATGTAATGGATGAACCAAGTGCCTGCATCGGATTGGTTACTTCCTTACCTGCATTGCTCACGATAGGCTTAACCTCACGGTACGGAACACGGAACTCAATAGGTGCTTCCTCAGAGTTGTCCGTGTTGTAGACTCTCATGACAGCACCGTTTTCATCGGTGAAGTCAATGTCAGTGGTAAGACCTACACGGGCAAAGATTCTGATTGCAGGAGGTACAATGTCCTCCAACTCAAAATACTTGAACTCTAAGTGCATATTCTTACCGGACTTCTTAACCTTCTGGTTCAAGAACTGTAATCTTGCCTTTGCAAGTTTCTGTCTAACATTCATGCCTTCATAAATATTTGCCATTGTTATTGATCCTCCTTAATTGTTCTTTCCGATGGTGAATTTCACCAGTTTTATTGCCGCCCAGATACCCATAGCCAACTTCCATGTGACTACAAATCCGAACCCTACCGCCATACACCACAGCATGATTGCTACAAAAAGGAACTGACACAGGGCTGTGATAATTGCATCAAGCATTGTCTTTCCTCCTATTCTTCAATTCGATCAATGCCGTACTGTACAGCACACTCATGTTCAATCTTGCATCCACGGGCTTCATCCCATCCTTCTGCAAAATAGGCAACGTCAGCTTCCGCTAAAAGTTCCAGACTCTTTGCCAGATACCACAACGGTTTATCTTCAACCGGGGCTTCCTGAAAGAAGCTGTCGATCACTTCCACGTCACACTTAATCAGTTCTGTTGCTCTCTTGATAGCTTCCTCTCTAACGGCAATAATCTCTTCGTCAGTCTTACCTTTCATCGGCTGAGAGATGAAGAGTTTCTTAACTGGTCTATCCTCCTTAACAACTTCCCAGTCACCTTTTGCCACACACATCAGACTCCACAGAAGAAGGTCAAGGCAATCCGCAGGAACTTCAATACCCAGTTCATCGTGGTTGATAATAACTCCATCCTTCATAAACCAGTAGGCTTTATCCCACTGCTTGATTTTAATTTTCTTGCCCGCTTCAAGAGCGTCACTCACTTCATAATATCTCATATTCTTAGTCCTCCTTATTTTCTTCGGTTTCCCCAAACAGAATCTTCTTAACATCTTTTGCGAAAATAACACCTGTCAGCGGAATGAGCAGTTTTCCCATCCCATCCAGTTTCGGATCACTCACCTGATCGTGAATAACCTGCTTTACTGCTACGTCAAACTCTTCTACTGTTACCATTTTTTTTTTTGCTGAACTTTCCATGTTCTTGTCCTCCTTAATTGAACAACGCTAATGACTTTTTCTTTAGCGAATTTATTCTTCTGGTATTCTTTCGTGGTGCTTTCACACCCAAAAACTTCCGTATCTGTTCCTTTGCCAGTTTGACATACCATTCTCTGTCCACAACGTCTATGGACAACTCATTATTGTTATCTACTATGCAGTGATCTGGCAGACTGGGAACTTTTGCGTCCTTCCCGGTAGTGGCATGGGTCTTGTAAATCTTTCCGTAACCTTTATTTTTGCAGGCATACACACGATTGACCTTCTGTACCGGAACTTTCTCACCACCAATTAACTGGTAGCATCCAGAATATTTACTTCCGACTTTCGCTATCACCTGAAAATCGAGGATATTATTGCTTGCTGCAATGGTTTCTTCCGGGGGAGTCCCGTTCACAAAATACTCTTTCATTGCTGTAGCCACGATGCAGGCATTGTTATTGATATTCCAAGCACCGCCACTCATGTTGTCCCATGCAGGTAAGCCCATTGTCGTAAAATCAATGTTGGCATTGGTTAAGATCCCTCTTACCAGATTGCCACCCTTGACCTTTGGTTTGCCGCCACCCACCGGAACTTCTACATAATTGTTCACATCTCTCTGAACGATTTTCTGAATAAAATCCTCTTCCAGTTCAAAACCTGTTCTGTCCTGCCACTCCTGCGTAATCTCCTGCCATTTTGCTTCGTCATACTTGTCAAAACTTACCATGATACCATCCGTGTTAAGCTGAATGATCTTCAAGGTAGGACACTCTGCTACAAGGTGCATTGACAGTTCCAGAAGAAGTAGCTGCCCGGTGATACATACAGAACGTCCCATGAGTGGATCATAGAGATCATTATAGGAAATTCCGTTTTTACCATTGAGCATTGCACCGTAAGAGGTGTTTGCTACAAGTTTCAGGGCATTTGCAGTTTTCTTGTCCCCGGCTTTCTTTGCTTTCATTCTCTCTTCCAACATATCCACAAAAATCTGAGGTGACGGTATGTTCCTACTACAGAATCCATATTGCTGTCCTGCCGAAAGAGGTATAGTCATAAGATGTGGATAGTAACTACCTACGTCCTTGTTTCGGATCGAACGATTTTCCGTTGCTACCTCTACATAGTTCGGGATTGCTCCATGAATCCCTCCGTAGGCTATAGTGCAAACACAATCACCTATTTTAAATTCAATGCTTGCACCCTTAATCTTCCTGCCGTATTGATCGTAACCACCAAACAGGTCAATGTCCGGTACGTTAGGGTCATGCAGTCGATCAAAGAAATCAAATATTTCCTGCGGAATATACTGCCGAAGCAGCTTATCCGGGTATTGGTAATTCCTTTCATCCGTCCAAGGTTTCTCCGGTTTCTCAGCTTGTAGGTACACGCTTGTCAGTTTGGCATTTGTCATATACATTGCCTTACGGTCTGTCAGACCTCTCTTCGCTCCTACAGCAACTTTGTTATCCAGATATCCTTGTCTCAGTTTCCAGAGAATTTCCGTAGCATCTACGTCATATCGGCAGTAGTATTCAGTCCTTCTTCTCTCACTCTCCGTCAATGGACGGTCAATGCTAAAGTCAACCCCTGTTTCCTCAATCGGTATTCCAAGGTGTGCTTCAATAGCTTTCAGTGAGATTCCGTCCTGACAATCATCTCTCAGGTCAAAGCTGTCAAAGAATACTCTGTACTCTTTCAGTGATGGGATATCCCATCCACTTAACTCTTCCTGAATGATAAGATCATTGACTTTCTTCACCTCTTCCGGTGTAAAGCCACACATGACTGCCTTTAATATGAAATTATCGTAGTGCTTATTATTAAACCCGCCTAAGAACGGGTCACGTTCCATAAATGCTATTACAGCATCGTTGTCGTTCCAGATGGAGATATGTTCGCCTGTGACAACATCTTTGAAATCAAAGAGCCAGTCATAAGCGAATACCTCACAGTCGAATATGTATGTCCCCTCAACCATGAGATCACCTACCTTAGAGCCTTTTGCACTTGCAGGAGTTCTTGTCGTGCCTGCACACATCTACGATGGATAGACTCTCTTGAATGTTCTGGTGAAATACATCCCCATTTATCCGGTTCGGCACTCAGACTTTCCTTGACTCCTTCCATCAGAAGAATGGCTGTATCAAGGTGTCTTGCACTTTCTTCACTAATCTTCATAAGGGTAATCTCCAAACCAATCATTTGCGTAGGAGAATAACACCATATAGATTTCACAGATTACACACACGATGAAGGGAATCCATGAATCTGAATCAATAAGACAAGCTGACACAATCCATACAAGGCTAACCGCCCAAGCTATAGCTTTCAAAATTTTATTCTTCATGGTTATTCTCCTTCCAAAATCCTACAGTTACATTTTCGGTAACTGGTACATCGTTTCTTGAACGACTTTTCCAGTGACCGGATAAAGTCTACATAATCATAAGCAATCGGTTGTTCCTTCCCTTCAAAGGTTCGTGCAATACGCCCAACACTCTGAACGATCACAGCATAGTCCTTCTGAGGGGTTGTCAGATATAGCCTGTCCAACCGTGGGATATCAAGCCCCTCTTTTGCCAGTGAGTACGATGCAAATAAGTATCGTTTCTTGCCTGTCCTCATATCCTCAATAGCTTGCTCACGCTCTGCTTTCTTCTTCTTAGTTGTCATGCTGCCATCAATTACAGCAGCTTGTGATTTCAAGTCCGGGGGTAGTCCTTCATACAGAAGTTTCAGATGATCCACCCTCTCAGAGAGGATCAGGTTGTAATGCTCCCGGTTGCCTACAAGGTCATTCATGATAATCTGATTCCGGTCTGTGTGAGTGGTAAGATAAGTAATCATCTTGCAATAGTTGATTGTTCCATCACTGTTCAAAAACGCTGAATCAAGTTTCACGCCTGTACCCTTCGGCTGTACGTCTACCGTCATGACTCTGGACTTTACGGCTTCATCCGGAACTGTATAGATAACGTGTCCTAACATAGCGTATGTAGCCTTTATCAGTCCGTCTGCCCTATGGACGGTTGCGGACAATCCGTATTTATGTCTTGCCCTGAGTGTGTTCAGTACCTTACTAAACTGTGTTACTGCTGTAGGTGTCCCGGATACTCGGTGACATTCATCTACGATGATGCAGTCCCATGTATCACGGTACTGATCCAAGTCAACCTTGCACATCGTCTGGATGGTTGCAAAGGTCATTGTCTCTCCGACATTGACTTTTCCTTCTGTAATAGTCCCCAGAAGTGACTTGTCAATATACTGTGCTGCCCTGTTCTTACTCTGGGTCAACAGGTCTTTTGTATGGGTAAGCCAAAGTGTTTTAAGCTGCATGGCACACGCAAGGGCTATGCCTATCTGCGTCTTACCTGACCCGGCAGGTGACTGTAAGATTCCATAGTGATTGATAATCATTGCTCCTACAGCTTCCTCCTGATAGTCATACAGCGGTACTTTCGCTCCTTTATAATCTACCTTTACCTGTTCGGCAAAGAGTTTCTTCACGTCCCCTTCCAGAAGCGGGAGGATTGATCGTAAGCACCCAAACGGAATGATTACTGAGTCACCGTCAACCTCATACATTACAAGGGTTCGAGGTGTATCTCCCAACCAGAGATTCATTCTGGCTTTCTTCTGATATTCCGGGTTCGGTATTTCTAAATGCTTTTTACACCAGTCAACCATGTCCGGTGAAGGGTTCGTGATTCGCAATCGTGATCCGATTTCCGTAATCATTCAAATTCCTCCACCCACTGTCGAAATGTCTTGTACTGTGGAAATTCCTTTTCAGTGATTGTTCCCTCACCGTAAAGCTGTCTCAGCATGAGTTCATCGAAGGACACCATGTAAATACGTCCGTCTTTCAGCTTCATAGCGAAGTAACAATGCTCATTCCCTGTCTGCTCCCACAGTGTCATTGCCCCTTCCTGATTACCTTCAATCCGGGATAATGGGAAGCGGTTAGTTTCACATTCCTTGCAGTCAATCAAGACCGGGATTCCATTCTTAACCGCAATCACATCTGCGGGCTGTCCTACCTGATTCTGTGCCATGTTGTGTGCCCAGAAACCGTGTAAAGCGAGCAGTTCACAAAACTCTTCCTCAAAGTGGTTTCCATTTTTCTTGTTATTGTTAGTGGACATTACGCTTCCACCATTTGCACCTGACGGTGCAATTTAAGATTCTTCGGATTGAATACACAAGCCGGGGCAACCCCACCGCTGTAGTGCGCACCGTTGTCGCTCAGACCACCCGCAAAGTGCACACTGCGAACGTAGTAACTGTCCCCGGCGTCTGAGATATACCAAGGTGTGCAAGTCCACATCCATTCAGGGAGTAGCGGAACGTGCTTACGGTACTTTCTGTATTCATCACAACTCAGGATGAAAACTCTATCTGTGACTGTGCCGTAACGGTCATCTCCGTTATCAGCTACCATGTCAACCTCATGAGGAATAAGATTATCCTCACCCAACACAGGAAGCAGTTCATTGAGCAGCTTTCTACGCAGGCTTGACTTTGCGTAGTTGTTACAGCCGTCATCATCGAAGCTATACTCTTCGTTGTTCCAAGCAGATGCCATGATTGCCAGAACACCGCCATCCACGTTGTTGTCAAGGACGATCCATTCAAAACCCTTGAAGCCGAAACGCTCACCTGCACTTAATACACCAATGTTTTCTTCTTTCATGGTTAATTCCTCCATTCATAATCCTTGTGGTACTTTGTCTTGTACCATTCTTCAAACTCTTTCTTGTGTTCCGCTGACTGGAAGTAGTCTTTGACTCTCTCAATCAACTGGGAACACAAAGCACTTTCTTCCATCGTAGGAACTGCCATCATCACTCCTTAACAAGAACAGAACCTTCTTCGTACTTATCAAGAATGTCGTGAGACAATTCGATGATTGCATCTGCCTTACTGCCGCTTCGTGTCCCGGCAAGTACGGAACTCATTTCCGTCTTATCAGTAACGATCCCTCTAAGACCTAACTGATTGATAAGCCACACCTGAGTCAACTGGTGCTTTTTAAGTCGGCTACGAATGTTCTCACGTTCTGCCATGTCGTGTACCTCCTTTCGTTGATTTTGCTTATCAACTAAAGTTGACAAAATACTCTTCAAAGGTTATAATATGGGTGTCGAACCAATATAACCATTGAAAACCGTCAGGGGCAAAATTAAATCCCCGGAGGGCTTGTTTTCTTTACCCTATTTTGTAAACAACTCTTGTTGACAAGACTTATATTATCAAAGTCTATTTAGATTGTCAAGCGGTTTTTCAAATTTTATTTAGAAATTATCAGGAGGAATCTAAGTTGACTTTCTATGAACGTTTTGAACAACTTTGTAATGAAGCAGGATTTAAACCTCAATCTAAGGAAATGCAGCAAGTTACAGGCGTTTCTTCACCTGCTATTAGTAACTGGGGACTTAAAGGTGCTATCCCTAAAGGTGATGTAATCTGCCGTCTCGCAGAATATTTTCATGTATCTACTGACTATCTTCTCGGTCTAAGTAAAGTTAGATTTTCACAGGACGAACTTTCGGAAGAAGAATTGCTTTTACTCAACGCTTATAGAACTGCCAGTGTACAGGGACGATTTCATATTATCCAAGTCTGCATGAATGAAAAAGATTCCAAAGGGAAAAACAAGAATGTAGGATAATAAGCATTGAGGAATGGAGGAAGAACCATGTACGAAGAGATTAAGACTGCTTGTCTATATCTACGATATTCAAGTAGCAACCAAACTGAACAATCCATAGAAGGTCAGATGCACGTCTGCCAAGACTTCTGCAAGAGACACAATATCAGAATCGTAGAGATGTATATTGACCGTGCTACATCTGCCAGTAAGGACATAGAGAAACGAGTAGAGTTCTTGAAAATGATTAAGGATTCAGAGAAGGGGAACTTCAATGCAGTCATCGTTTACAAACTTGACCGCTTTGCCCGATCCCGTTATGACTCAGCCACCTACAAATACCGCTTGAAACGAAACGGTGTACAACTTATTTCTGCCACTGAGAACATCACCCAAGACCCGGAAGGAATCATCCTTGAATCCGTCCTTGAAGGTATGGCTGAGTTCTACAGTGCGGAACTCTCACAGAAGATCAACCGTGGCATGAGGGAGTCTGCTATGAAACACAACTCCATCGGTGGGGCTATTCCTCTGGGGTACAAGACTGTAGATAAGAAACTGGTTGTTGATGAAACCACTGCTCCTATCGTCCGGGAAGCATTTCAGATGTATGCAGACGGTGAGTCTGTAGCCGAGATATGTAGAACGTTCAACAACCGTGGATACAAGACTTCAAAGGGAACACGTTTCGGCAAGAGCAGCTTCACTAAGATTTTCCGTAATGAGAAATACATAGGAGTCTATAAGTACCATGACTACCGGGCAGAAGATGTTATCCCGCCAATCATTGATAAAGACCTGTGGGACAGAGTGCAGGTGAGAGTCGGTAAGATAAAGAAAGCCCCCGCCAGAAACAAGGCAAAGCATACTTACCTTCTGACAGGGAAACTATTCTGTGGACACTGTGGAAGTTCCATGAACGCTGACGGCAACTCTAACGGCTACCTGTACTACAGATGTTATGGGAAAAAGAATATGAATGAGAGCTGCAAGAAACGAAACATGGAAAAGAACCTGATTGAACGATTGGTTGCACAGGACGCTATGTCATTCCTGACCGATGAATATATTGAGAAGATTGCTACTATTGCCTGTGATCGAAACAAGCAGGAAATTGAGAGTGATTCACCCATCCCTGTGATCCGTGACCGGATCAGACAGGTTGACGTGTCTCTAAACAATCTGCTGAAAGCTATTGAAACCGGGTCTGCCCCGGATATGCTTGTAAAGCGTATGGGAGAACTTGAAACTGAGAAGAAGGACATGGAAGTGCAGCTTAAAAAGGAAATGTCACACCAAGTCTATATTGATAAAGAGCAGGTAATCTTCTGGTTAGAGAAGTTCCGTGAAGGGGATATCAATGACGAAGAGTTCTGCCAGACCGTAATTGATCTGTTCGTAAATTCTGTGACTGTATGGGATGAACCGGACGATAAATTCAAGATCACCATTGCTTATAATCTTACCTCTATACCGCAAAAAACCTACCGCCTGTCGAAAGACGGTAGGTTATCGGATTACGCTTCCAATACTCCTGAATCGGATAGCCGAGAATAATATCTCTCAGCACCTGCTCCTTTGTAAAAAAGCTACGCTCTGTCAAACGGCTGATTTTGTTATACTGCTCTTCACTTACTCTAACTGCGATTCTTCTCGCTCTTGTACGCACTGTGCCACCTCCTTTGCTTTTATGATTTCGGGCATAATTTCATTTGTGCTTTTAAGAACCTCACGAAGCATTACTGTATCAAGCATTTTTATTTGCCACACTCTTTTTGAGACAATGCTCAGCTTGTCACATATGGGCTCAAGCAGATTGATATATTTCTCATAGTCCATATCCAATGTGGGCTTCATTTTTGCATTATCAATCTGATGTCTGATATACCGTGACATGCTCATATTTGCTCTTTCGGCATCCTTTGTGAGCATTGAAAATTCTTTCTCATTAAGATACAAAAATATTGTTTTTGTCAGCTTCATTTTTTTCACCTCCTGTCTTTCGGGTTTTAGGGGCAGTCCCTAACAAGTGGGATTTGTATGCACAAATCCAGTGCTTGCTAAGACTTATGCCACGCTTTTTTTGCTGTTTTTTCGGTTGGTTTACTAAAGCATTTTTTCACTTCCTTTACTTAAAAATTTTGCAAAAAAAAAATCCTCGTACTGAAACTTAAAGTACGAGGATATGTATTCAGGTTGATTTGTTTGGTGAGGTTGTGGTATAATTGTTTTATTAAATAAGAGTTTGACGAGGTAGGTATT